AAGCGCATATTCTTGTCATTGTAGCTGCTGTCTTTGCCCAAATCAGTTTCTCTGTCTCGCATAGATGAATCTATTGCAAAACCCATTGGTTCTTCGTGCAAAACAGTGAATTTAAACGCGAATGAATATTCTTTAAAGAATATTTCGTCTGCCGTACCCACTTGATTAATATCTGTTTTTGGGCCTTGGTTGCTTTGTTGGCCTCTAGGAGCGCCGAAGCGCACATACGGTGAATCTTCTGGTGTGAAACCAACTTTGGGTGTAAATGAAAATCCTTCCATTGCACAAAGAAGAGCACCGCCGCCATTGCCTCGAATCAGGTTTGCAAAGGTTACTTTGACCAGAGGAGGTCTTTGGATGGTAAGCGCATTCGCTTTGTTTTCATAAACTGGGTATTGCATCTTCTGTAGTTTGGTAATCATCCTATGCATTCTAACATGTTCGGCTCGATCTGTCAATGTAAATAATAAACCAACCGATATATCTCTTGTGCTTCCCTGATAGTTAACAAGAGGATCCATACGACCAAATGTTTCTACTTTATTGTACTTTGTACTAATATTATCTGAGAACTCAGTCATATAATAGTTTGACAAAGTAGTAGTTAATCCAGTAGCAACGTGTTCTATAGTTATCTTAGCTGACATAGTTTACCCCTTCACCAAGCCTTGCTCAATCATAGCGATAATCGAGTTGTACATATCGCTTTGTTGGCCTTTGTTATATCTAGACACCTCAACAGAATTTACAGCAGTTGATAACTCATCTCCGTCAATACTTAAACTAATATTAATCGTTGGTGCTGCCCCACCTGCCCCACCGCCTGCTCCACCGTCTGTAGCGCCTCCGGTAGTAGTGGCAACGGCTCCAGCCATTCCGATTGGTGACATTGCGATCGCAGCCACAGGAGCCATGGCGGTTGTAAATACAACAGCTTTAGAAGCTTCTATATCGTTAATCGCATCGACCATCGTTCTGACGCCCTGTGCTACATTGGTAAAGTTTCCAGCCAGTTTTGCGAACTGCATTACAAGAAACCCAACTGCTGCTATAACAAGACCGAAAACACTAGCCAATACTACAACCGCACCTGTTATGATCAAAAGACCGCCTAAAGTAGCTGGGTTTGCGAATGCTGCGAGGGTGGCTGCTAAACCTACGCCACCAGCGGCGCCGGCGCCTCCAACAGCACCGGATGTTGCTGCTGTTTTTGCTGCTAATCCGTAGTTAGTAGTAGCAGTAGTCAGTTTATCTAATGCTTCAGCCTGAAGCCCAATCGCCGTTGTAAGTAAGCCGCGTGCCACTGTTTCCACTTCTGCTGTGACTGCGGCGCCGCCAGATGCGGTGTTGGCGGCGATTTGAGCTACATTATTAGAGAGAAGAGCGGCTGTCTCTCCCTTCTTCGCGATCGCTGCGAGGCCTGCGGCGACGGCTGCTCGGGTCATCACGCCGACGAGCAAACCAAGACCTATGATAATAGGTGGCAGGGCAGGCGCTAGTTCTTGAATACCATTTAAAAGCATCTTAAGTCCATCAAACACAGGACCAAGCGGCACAGCTAAGGCTGCAACGGTTTGCTTTAACTCTTCTGCCAAGCTTTGAAACTGTTGTGTCGCTGCGGCTAGTTGTTCAATATCGCGCGCTGATTTCTCTGGTTCATTTATTAAATCTAAACGACCACGCATCATAAGAGCTAACTGTTGTTCATTAAGTCCGATTGCGCTTGCCAAAGCTTTCTTCTGGTAGAAATCCATTGTATCAAAGGAAAGGCCGGCTTTATCTATACTATTCTTTAATAGCTCAAATCTCTTTGCCGGATTGGTTTCATTTACCAGTTCAAGTGTGTTTAGGAACGGTCCTCCGAGAAGAGCATTTAGCTTACCAACAGCCTGCGCGGCTGTGTCAAACTTGTTGAACTGTTCTGTTAGTTGCAGGAGTTCATTCACTTGCAAGCCAGTGGCTTTGACTTGAACTTCTAGTTGTTTAAACGCGCTTACCCCTTCCTTACCTAAAGCAGCCAACATAGGGCCAAAGTTTGATAAATCATCGGCTACTTGTTGTTGTGAAAGTCCAAGATCTATGGAAAAATCTAATATTTCTCTTGTAAGCTCACCTGCTTCGGTAGCTGTCATCCCAAGCACTTTTGTCGCAAGTTGTAAGTTTTTTGCGGTCGTGTCGCCAGCGACACCAAGTTCATCTAATACGGCAACGGTCTGCGCTAACTCATTCTGCGTTGCGGTCTGCATTCCAGTAAAATCATTAACATTTGTGAACAAGCTGTTGAAGGCGGCGCCGGAATCTTCAGCGGTAACGCCGGCCTGAAATAGGCTCCGTTCGAGTTGGCCTACTTGGACATCGAAGACGCCAAACTGGCCTGTTCCCTTTGAGAGGCTAGCAGTTGCTTCATCAAGTTGAGTGCCGACAAGAATGGAGGCCTCGGCAACTTTCATGAGGGCTGACCCAACTAGATTTGCTGGGGTTAAAATCTCTTTTAGGCCTCGGGCAAAAGATTTGGCTCCGGCTGCGCCAGTAACTATTGATCGTGCCAGTCCAGAGGGCTTTTGTACTCCAAGAAATCTTCTAGCAGCCCCTTCTGCTTCATTATAAGAGTCTCTTTGTAGATCTAAAGCATCTTCAATAAGAGCAATTTCTCTAAGTCTGTCGTCAAGAGCGGCGCCTTGAAGTTTTCCTCTTTCTCTTTCAAGTTTTGTTTGTTGTTTTAAAACCTCTAACGCTTTTTGATCTAGTTCAAGTTTTTTGGCCCCAAGACCGACAACTCGATTTGTGGCACGATCAATCGTTTCTAAAAGGTCAACATTATCTTTTAACGTCTTTTGTTCTTTTTGTAGATCTTCAAGACGTTCGGCGGTGGTTTGGCTTAGGCGTTGTTGTACGAGTGCGAGGGCTTCGGCATCTGCTTGTATTTGTTCTGGTGTTCTACCGTCTCCATTTGCCATTTAAAACACCCCCTACTTAAACGGCCACTTTAAGCCGGTGTCTTTCTCAAAGCCCTTAATAGAGTTGTTAAGCTTTGCTTTGTTTTTATACGTTGTAGGGTGATCAAGACCATATCTTTGCGCTGCGTCTAGATAAGCTCTTTCACCTCCGATTGCTTTTGCGAAAGCTTTAACGTCTCTGGAACTACCCTTGACTGCCAAAGGAAGAGTTCTGCCGCCGAACATCGACTTCAAGATTTGCTCAACCCAGCCACCAAACATAGCCAAGAAGCTTTCATTAAGTTCTTGTTTCTTTAACTCTTCAAAATCAATCACGATTTCAACAAGGTCATCGGCTGGTTTGCGGTTTTCGTTAACATTCTCGTTGCGGCGGAAAAGGTTTCCGATGGCGGCGGCTGCGTCACGGGCGTGGCCTAGCGGGGTGGTTCCGCTTGTGCGCTTGGCAGTTGATGGTCTCGCAGGGCGTGGGATTGCTGGGGTTGGTTCGGCTTCTTCGGTTGGTTCGTCCTCTGGGGGGAGGGAAAACATTTCCGTGGCCGGGTCAAAACTAAGTCTTGCGAGAAAATCTTCTCTTTCATCATCCGACATCGTGGGCAACAAAGCCTCCACAGCATCTACATCGAATGTATCAGGCTCAAGCGAAGGCAACGGGGCTTCCTCTTCTTCCTCTTCGGCGTCCGGATCATCCGGCTCTGGCTCTGGCTCGGCTGCTACTGTGCCTACTCTACTTGGTGGCATTGCGATGCGGTCAAACACATCGGCTCTAACCTCCCCCAAAGAGGATTCTAAAACCATATCTATTTGTTTGTTAAAATCATCCATAGCCTATGTTCTCCCTCTATGTAAATAGTTTCAAGAAGCAAAAAGACCGGAAGACATTAACGCCTTCCGGACTTAGATTTACTTTGGGCCTCTTCGATTTGTTTATTTTCTTTTTCAACCTGTTGTTGAAGACGACTCAAGAACCATCTGCGAACAGTGATAGGAAGATTGTAAGCTTCCATAAACGACCAATTGCCGTGGTATTTTAAAAGAAAAAACTCTTCATATACCGAGGCAATATAATCATTGCTTAGACCAAAAAAAGTCAACCGTTAAGGGTATATCTACCTCCTTCTCGAAACCACACGCTGGGCACCCAAAGTGCTGCGTCATATCAAGGCCGGGCGTGATCTTAGCATAAGCGCCACGCAGATATCGAGAATCATAAGCCGGTAAATTATTAACAACTTGGTGTATAGATTGTATATCCTCTACACCATTCACTGAAACAATAACTTTCTTTAACTGGTCAGTAAGGTTTGTTTCAATCTTGTTTGATCGCTTTTGGCTAGATTGCATCTTTGCAGCGAGTTCGTTTTCGTCTCTGCCAGTCAGCAATCGTACTTCAACTTCAAACTTTGTTCTTGGAAGCTTAACAATAAAAGTTCCACGATCAGATGGAACAACATCATAGTTTTCCAAATCATCACCATAGTAGTGTTCGACTCCATCTAAATCAAAAGTATATTCGCTAACAGTGATACAGTTAGGGCACGTTACTTTTGTTTTATACTCTGCTCCAAATCCGTTGATACGAGATGCAACAATGATCGCACTCTTATCACCTGTTAGCAACGAGCTAACGTTAATCCGCTGATTGCGAATAACATTTTGTAGGAATCGATCAATAGCCAAACCTTTCTTCAATAACGAAGGAGATGTTAGAATATCTTCATCTCTAGCTGTCATATACTTGATTTCGATTGTTTCTTGATTATAAAGGGGATGCCCTTCAGAATAAAACTTGCCTTTTGATGGCAAATCCACCAACTCTGTTGGTGTAGCAAAGTCCAAGGACGGCTTTGCATCATCAGCTACGGCAGGTGCTGGGTCTGCACCGGCTGATAGCCGTTTATTATTGTCTCTCATCATTACCTCTCTAGGTTAAAATTATCATGTGCCGGGTAATCCGCCGGCGCTACCGCCACCCAAACTATTGGCGGCTGGTATCTCTGCAAAGTATTCTATTTCTTCACTATTACCAGTTGCTGCAAAGAATACTTTAAATGTTCTATATCCCCAAGTAACGGAGATTTCTACTAAATCGTCACTGGAGTAATCAAGTTTTCCAAAATTTACATCGATTGGGTATGGATCGATTAAAGTCCAACGCTCCAGTACATTACCCCTAGAATCTAACTGTTCTATATACATTTCTCCAACAGTAAAATCGGATTGTGTTCTTTCGTTAGACAATGGATAATTGGTGCTTAAGTAACCTTGCGTAGAGTTATCGGGTTTCGTTTTTTCCTGAAATCCTCCATTTCGCAAGTACTTAGCAAGAACTCTTGTGGCATCAGGATTGACGGGATCGACCAACGTCATTGTAATAGGTTTAAGTTCTGGTGATGTAGCGGTTATTTTTGGAAAGGCCAATACACCATCTACTGGATATCTTCCTTCTACAAGATTCTTAACAGCATAAGATGGTTTGTCTATTGTTTTTGCATACCATATACCGAGTTGAACAGAATCATCGACTTCTAAACCGGCGCGGCCGTTCCCGGTACCGACACGAATTCCCGAAAAGCCGGGTATACGGACTCTCCAACGAAACTGTGACTTGGGGTCAAAAGCTAGTTTAGTGTTTGTCCAAAATTGTGGTTTCTTGCTACTCTCTTTTGCAATCGCAGCATCAACAAATGTTTTTGCTAGATCTAAATCACTAGGTATATTTGAGGCGGGGAGGTTAAAGTCTCCGAGGGCGCCCGGATTGACCCCAAAGTTTGGATTTACACCTTGGCCGGGTCGGATAAGACCCTCGACACGCTCCCTTGCGTTCTCATTAAGTTGTCTTTGGCGATTAGTTGCGTAACTATCGAGATCGTCGAAACCTTTGTTACCCATTTAAACACCTCTACTAACTGGTTGTAGGCCCTGCGAAGAAGGGGCCACTAATGTTTTGTGGACCATCGGCTTTGGAAGTAAGGGATGCCCAATCGTATCGGAACTTAATAGTACATTCAGTAAGATCATCACTTGAATAGTCGAGGTCTCCCCACGACAGTTCTTTGACCCAAGCATTGTTTAGATTCCACTTCTCTATAGTGTTACCACTCTCGTCAATCTGTTCAATTGTAACAACTCCAAGTGGCTGGGACGCACGGGCTTTTGACATTGTACTAAAAGAATTAGAATCTTCAGGGATCGCATAACCAGCAGCGGTAATCAGGGCTGACATGTTACCTCCAAGATTTGGCTCGACAGGATCAACCAGAACAACATCTACCTCATTCCACTCTGCTCGTCCGGGCCAATAGTAGGTGTGGTTCAAGTAAGAGTGTGATGCTTCACCAAAAGAAATCTGTGGCTTTGTAGCAGTCTTAGCATACCAAAGGTAATTAGAATCAATACCGGGGATCATCACCCGGAAGCGAAAGCCTCTTTTTGGATCGTTAGCCGCTCCAGCGTTTGTCCAGAAGTTATTTGCCATGTTATAGTGTCTCCCTATCTATCTTAAATAGTACTCAAATGTTTTTTAGTCGTCGAAAGACGCACCTGACCGTGTAATAATGAAGTCAATAGCAATGAACTCAATGGCTCTTGTAGGCTTGACAAAGATCTTAGCATACAAGATGTTACGATCAACTAAGTCAGGAGTAGTGGTGGTTTCGTCAAGAACAACTCGGAAGTCATCGAGACCGAATCTAGTTTGGACATCGCCCAAGAACTGATCTGCTCTGGACTTGAAGTTATTCCAAGTAGCTTGAACGTTCGGTTGGAACAATGTGGTGCTAGAGATTCTAGAGATTCCTCGTTTGAGGAAGATCAACAGACGACGCACGTTGATGCGGTCGAGAGCCGACTGAGTAGCCTGTAGAGTCTTCTGTCCGAAGACCACAACTCCTTCTGCGGGGAAGCTAGCAATCGGATTAACGTTCACTTCGTAGAGGTCGTCTCTGTTGCGTGAAGTTAACTTAGTCTCAACTCCGCTAACTGTGAGGCCGGCTGCTCCAAGGGACAAACCACCTCTACGGAAGCCTGCTGGTGCGAACCAGACATCTGCTGCTCTCTCTGTGTTAGCAAGAACGCCGAGGGCAACAACCGAAGGAGGCATGTTAACAATAGTTCCGGTCTGATCATCTCTAACCTTAACCCACGGATAATAAGCTGCACCATAGGAGGAGTTAAGATTACGAGCTTTGATATTGGTAAGAACATCACCAAGTTGTCCTTTTCTGGCAGACTTGGAGCTAGTGCTCTCATGCCTTGGGAGGAAGCCGCCCTTAATATCAATAATGGCCAAGGAATCGCCGCGAGCTTCGCAAGTATCAATAAGATACTTGGTGGTCTCTTCATGCCAGAGGCCGGGAATAGTAGCTGCGTTCATCTCCACAACCTCGGCATCCGCAATAGTATTGATTGCGCGACGGAGAGAGAAGAAAACATAGTTTGTTTGCTCTGTAGGTGTTGTACCATCAATAAGGGTATTCCGGAATGGGTCGCGTTCAGTAATGTCAACACCATCAAACCCTCCGAAGAGAGGTGATGTAAAGCGATTAATCTTAGCGTTTAGAATGTTTTCATAGTTAGCGGCGCCTCCGATGGAGCTAGTCGCAGTAAATGAAGTTCCGTTCACGAAGGAACCAGCGATATATGCTGCATCTTCGATATTATTAGTGGGGGTTACAGCCGAGTATGCAGAACCAGTTGTAACATAAATTTCATCAAGAGTAAAGTTGAATTGAGGAACAAGCGGGCTTGTATAGCCGTTAATACCAAAATCATCAACCCACAATGCATCCGTAACAATATCAGCACCGAGAGGGCGAAGATAATCAACATAACCCGGATCAAACACTGTGCTTGTTCTAGACTTAGATGTTTGTAATCCAAAGTAAGCATTAGTAGTTGGATTAGCGCCGTCGGCACCATTAGAACAACTTAGTCGAGTAAGAACCTCTGGGTACTCGATAGATGCGGTTCCGTAAGCGCCGCGATCGCCTGCTAGGCCAAGTGCGCCGGATAAAATAGCGGTAGCATCAGTGGCCATGCTGTGTGGAATAGTATTACCGCCTTGTGCAAATGCATTGGCAGTTGGGTTTCCGTTTGCGGTGCCTATGGAGCCAGATTGAAAGAACCAGTTTGGATATTTTGGCGGACCAAAAACACCAAATGGAAGATATTTAGAGTCTACAGTTCCAACATTATCATGAAGAACAACACGAACGTACTCAGAGTTATTTGGATAATCACCAAACTCTCGGTAACGATTTTCAGTTGTATCAAATTCTAATGAAACATCACCGATTTGGCGCGCGATGAAGTTAGCACTTACAGGGTTCAGGTTACAGTTAGAGAATCTTTCAAGAATAACTGGACCAAGATCTCCGTCTTGAGCTTTTCGAATCTCGACGTCGAAAGTACCATATTTCACATTGTCGTTACTGGGGGCTTTGATGTTGCTGATAGAAATCTTAAGATTTCTGTGCAACCAAGCGCCATGGCCGTTGATACCAACAAACTTAAATAGTTTCTTCTGTGCTGCATGTGTATATGAGCCAGTATCAGCGTTGAGACTTTGTGCAAAGAACCACCCAGAGTGAGCATCACGGTATGGTATTCTTTGCTCATGAGGGCCGTTTTCACCAGCACCGTTAGCAACCGCTAGAATAACACCATATGAATCTGTTCCAGCTAAAGAAGAACCACCGTTGCCGGCTCGGGCCATATAGTTTTCAAAAGTCTGCCCTAACCAGTAAGTCTTAGTACTGTTTGAGTCTGCCATTGCGCCGGCGTTCTCAGGGTTCGTATTGAACACGTTACGGATAAAGTGCCGACTGCCTTCAGTAAGGTTAAAGGTGATATCTTCTAGTTTGCCAGTCTCGGCTTCGATTGAACTAGCAGGTGTTCCAGCAGCACTATAAATCTGCGCTTTAAACTCGCCATTGGTGGCCTTGATAACAGCGCCTGCGGAGGCTGTAGTTTGGGTAACACCTGTGTCGTAAGCGCCTGCGAGAGTACCAGAAAGAACGATTGCGCCACTATTAAGGTACCATACGGCTGCTAAAGAACCAGTGTTAACGGTATCAACGGCTGACCCAGAATCAAAAATGAAGAGACCGTAAGCACCACCATTTGTAGCGGGGTCTGTAGAAGGAGATGCAGCAGTGGTTGTCCAACCAGCTTTACCAGCCTCAGTGGCGTCAGGAGACTGTGTGCCCATGAGACGGACGAAAGTAACAGGACCTACGCCTGCTCGGAGATATGCTTGTGCGGCGTATGCGCCATACGATGGAGCAGCGTAGCCGTTGCCTAGACGCCAAACATCACCATCTGTGCCTATACCAGAAAGTGGGTTTCCAAATCTTTCGACAAACTCGGAAAATGAACCAACTTTTGTTGGGATCATTCCGGGGCCTTTTTCGGCGCGGCCGATGACTACAGGGCCAACTGCATCAGGGATAGCAGGGATCTGTGACTGATCAATTTCATTGATGAAGATACCGGGGGATACGAATCTAAATTTTCTAGCGTCTGATGGCATTATTATGTCTCCTTAAACCAAATAGTCTCAATATGGTTCCTTTCTCTTTATAAATAGTATTGTGCGGGGGCAAAAACCCTACTCTCTATAAAAACCTTTTCCTTCCTCATCCTCTCTCAAGAACTCATTTATGTCTCCAACTATAACTCTTTCTCTTGGTATTTTAACATCCACAAAGTTTTGAGTTACTGTGACCTTGGGTTTTTTGTCGTTGGAACCCTCTCCCATAAGATAACCAAGAACCTTTAAGTTGACATCTGTAACATAAGTTCTTTCCTCTTCCCCCATTTCAGCGATATTATTTGTTTTACCAAAATCACCTTCAACAAATCCTTCATATCTATGACCCTCGTTAGTTGCGAAGAAGGAATTCATCTGCCCCGTAAAAGTATAGAATGGCTGTGTTAGATCATTCATCTGTTGTATATATTGAGTTCTTAACTTTAAAGAATAAGTTGCGTTAACCCATATAGGTATTGGCAAGTATATGGTTTCTAGAACCGTTGGGTTCTTTCTATTAGGCCGGGCTGGGAAGTTTCGTTGTCCTATACCAGTTTGTTGGTTCTGTCCTGACTTTCTTGCTGAAAAAGCGTTTGCAAAGTTTGACGTTTTTTCTTGGTTTATTCTTCTGGCTGCTGGAACATTGACCCTTCTAACCCTGTGGTAGCTTTTGGCAAAATCTGGCATATGTGCCTGCCAAGTACCCTTAAATGCTGGATCTTTCGTTAGCCCTGTTCTCTCGACAGTAATAAGCGGGAGCTTTAACACTCCATTGTTATCTCGCAGGTCTCGATTGTTCTTTATTTGATGGGCTCGTTCAGCCGAAACCCAAATAACAGGGACCTTTTTTCTGCCTTTATTTGTGGTTGTGAATAAATCAAGCTCTTCGTTGATAAATTTAAATATGGCCTGATCGATATTCTCGGCGGTTGAAGGCATAAAAGTTAGGTCTTTTAATACATCGCCATGATCTGGCAAGTCTGTAAACGAGTAGTCTGGTTTTTTAACTGGCATCGAATAAATCCTCTCGTGCTCGAATACATTTAGCAGAAATCTCTAAAAGATGATCTACTTGACCGTAAAGCGGTCTTGGTTCCGATAAACTAACTATCTCGTAGAAAAACTTTCCGTATACCACGAAGTCGCCTTCTCGCACAAAAAGGTCTTGGTCTTCGGTTAGGCGCCGCTTATGGAAGTGGACTGTGATCTCTGTGGTCTTATCTAAACCTATACTATTTTCGAACTTTGTGTTTATCCCATCAAATTCTACAAGAGCATTAACTCGGATGGGAGGCAAAAAGTTTTTGTGAATAGCCTCTCCATAGAGAGAGTGAAAGTTTGTTGTTTGAGTGTCTATTGGATAATAGGCGACGGTTTGACCTATGACTCGTTCAATCAGTTCATCATTAACTTGCTTTACGAGATCTCTTTCCTTCTTCCCTGCAAACATTGGGGGAGGTGGGGCATCAGGTTGTGACCATTTATTCTCGTTTGACATTTATTTACCCCTGATAAATCATTAATGGAATACCGCCGTTCACCTTGTCTATGGCTTCAATCTTTTCAGCGTCTTGTTTTGCGAGGGCATTGTAGGTCATTTCATCTAGAATAGTTTTTAACTCTTCCTTGAGATAATCTTGCTCTTCTTTTGCTTGTCCCAAGAGGTCGGCTGAGTTGAGAGTTACATTATCACCGGGGATTGGGATACTACCACCAAACTTGCCGCGAATCTGGCCTAGCATCTCCTTACAGAGCGCGAGAGCGTAACGACGGATCCAATGCTTGCCAATGGCGTTAACGTTCTTATAGGGTATATTATCGAACGGCAGAGTGTTCATGTTATTAATACCGTCTGTGCCATTCTTTCTGTCTGAATCCTCTGTCCAAGGCTGACTATCTATCGTAAACTGAACCCACATATGAGGAATAAATCCATGAGGAATAGGAAAGAGTCTTAATTTATTATTAAAAAGCTCATAAGAATAATGGGATAATCTTGTAAACAGATGGTCTTCATATGCCATAGCTTGAAGTTTATTTTGCCATACAGGTATTATTTCAAAAGTACTATCATCTGAATACTGTCCATAGTAGTTGAGATTGCCTACTACATTAAGACCGCCATAATAACCATAAAACCTCCACATAGAACCGGGGGTTTTATAAAACACTTTTTGAATTTTTACTTTTCTATTGCCAACCAAATCAGCGTATGGAACTGACCCGCCTGATGCTTCGTCTACATTTGTAGTTGCGGATCGTGATATAATTGTTTGTAAATCATAGTCCTGCACACCAGAAGTTAGAGCGAACGATGCAGAGTAAAAAGTATTATCTCCGCCAATGCCTGCTTCTTCTGCAAAACCCTCTCCAACTTTCCTAGCATATTCAACCTTAAACTTAGGAAAAGCCAAGTTAACTGCTGAACCAGAGGCATCGCCACCGGTCATTTGGCCGTCATGATCAAAGGTTCCAGTGGCAAAGCCCAATAGGCTACCAAGAACATTCTTTGCTTGATGTTTATTTATATGATAAGTATATTCTAAAACAGACTCTTCGTAGGCTGCGTAAACATTTCCTACTGTAAGTTCAATATCTAGAACATCACCCCCAAGCTTTTTATAAGTGTACGCAACTTGATCTGAGGCACCTGAAATGAAGTTAGCATCGAACAAGGCTGATGTCGTATCAACGTATATCCCAAAAGGATAATGAGTTGCGGATGCTGCACCGTTGCCAGTAGCTTCGGTGCTACCTGTTGATGTCAGTATAACCTTACTTGTCGTGCTAGCAGGTGTTAGAGTAGGTACAGCCATACGTTTTTCTCCTATACAGTATAAATAGTTTACACAAAACAAAACCCCCCACCAATAAGGTGAGGGGCCGGGTGCCAACAACCAAATCGTTATTAAAAGTTACTTTTATTTTTTAGTTGTCTTTTTCTTTGTAGCCGGCTTCTTAGCAGCGGGAGCCTTTTTCGGTGCTGCCTTTGCTTTTGGAACAGGCTTTGCTTTAGGTTTAGGTGGAGCAGGTGGTGGTGCCGGTGGCTCTGGTTCACCCCAGCCTAAGCTCCCCCTGATTTCTTTTGCTTCTGCACTCTGTTTATCGAGTGTAGCCAGCTTCTCTTCAAGTGCCTTGCGCTTTGCGCGTGATATAAACTTCATTTTTTGTTCCTTCAACCCAGAGGGTTATAATAAATAGTTCTATTCTTCATAATAATCCGGTTGGATTTCTGCGAGTGTTGAGATTAATTCTCGCAAATGTTGCAATATATTGTTTTGTCGTCCTACTAACTCTTTTACTTGCTGCTCTAATAACTCAAGTCTATCTTGTAGACTAATATTTATTGTCTCTGTCTCTGACATGCCTACTCCTTGTCTCAATACTTTATTATAACACAATATGTTATATGTGTCAATAAAAAAAAACCCCCAACCAAAACTGGAAGGGGGCCTGTTTCATAGTCTCAGATGATACTAGCCAATACGATAAATCGTAACGGCTGTAGCGCCAGTACGACGAACACGGAAAGTAGCAACACCTTCCGCAACTGCATCCTCGGCTGCATCCTGTGCCATAATAACCATACGACCGACAAGAGTCACACCTGAGCCGGCGGTTAACGTAACGGCAGATGTTCCATCAGTAGCTAAGTTAATGAAGTGAAAATCAAACGAATCATTATCCGCTGTTAGATTTAGCCCTGAAACAAAGTTAGCTGCTGTATCGGTAGCTTTGCTTCGGTCGGCTCCGGGGGTACACTTGACGATTTGTGTCAAAACGTTTGCTGCTGTGACAACCGCCGTATCATCGGCAGTCGTCGCTTCGGCGCCTTGGTGTCTGATGACGCCAGAGGTGTGAAGCAGACGGGTTGTACCGGTGAAAGTACACGCTGCGTTTGTTGTGATTGTACAGTTAGTTAATGTTGAGTTTTCAAGATTGAGGTCTCTATCGACCGCTTCTAGCAACGCCTCAAATCGCGCTAATCCTATTCTTCGACTTCCCATTTTTAATTTCTCCTTTTAAGTTAAGTTATCGATAACTTGTTAATAATCACGAAAAAAGACCAGCCACTTCGGTCAGATTTCTTCAAGGGTCAGTGGCCTCGACCCCGGAGAGTATTTCCAAGTCACTTATAAATAGTTTCTTAGTTTAGTATAAGCATAAAAAAACCCGCCCTCCGAAGAGAGCGGGTTAGATTGTCAAGCAATCTTTATGGATTAGCTAGTTGCACCAGCTTCACCAAGGAGTCCGCGACAAATAACCAGACCGTACATATCAGGACGGACCATCTTCTTGGCGTAGCGCGTCAAGACGCCCTTACGAGGTACGAAGTCCTCGGTGCCGAAGATAGTTGGCGTGACCTGTAGGGGCACATACGGAGCGTAAACATAGCCCGACTCAAGGAAGCTACCACCCTTACGGCCGACGAGTACGACGTTCCGTGGGAAGTAAGGATCGACATAGATGTCGAACTTCTTAGAGATAGAACCGACGTTGATTGCACCTGCGGTACCGCGATCGGAGTCAGCAGTCACACTAGCACGGAAGCCAGCGGTGAACTCAAGGATGTTAGCAACTTCAGGTGAGGTCACGAGGAAGTTTGCACCGCCGCGAAGAGTCTTCACATGAATACGAGCCGACACATCATTGATGGTCTCAATGAGGGTTTCATACCACTCGGAAACCGTACCAGTGAAGTCAGGAGCAGCCGAAGCAGCGCCGATTTCAACACCAGTTGTGCGGTTCACGAAGAGGCCCGGAGAGCGCGACCAGTAGAATGTACCAGCAGTTGCACCTTGGATCAAGTCGTTCACGATCTCACGATCGATCTCAAGAGCAATTTGCTCCGACAGGATCGAGGTCAACTCAACTTCAGCGTCGAGGTTGTGGTATGCATTCAAGTCTTGACCGAGTTCTGGCGACCATTTGGCCTTCAGTTTCTTGGTCATCGCTGTCACAGCAACCGAGTCCACCTTAATGTCGATCTCAGGGATGACATCTTTGGCTCCAGCGCCTGATGCAGAGGAAGCTTGAGTAGCATTAGTAGCTTCTTCAAGGCCCCAAGGATCGCCACCGACCACAGAACCCGGAGTAGCTCCACCATTGTCGAACTTATCGGCAATTGGGTAACTAAGAACGAGAGTCTGTGTACTGGTTGGATCTGTAATAGCGCCACCAGTTCTGAAGAAAACGACGTTCAACTTGTCATCGGCATCGATGAAAGTCAGACGACGAGCTTGAGTACCGTTACCAAGGTTGAACGTACCAGCCGTTGCCTCGATTGCAGTCACCATATCTCTGTTGAGATTTGGAAGATCAGTACCAACAACATTGTCGCCTTTGAAAACAGCAATACGGTTTGTACTATCACCAAGAATGTCCGGGTCGAAACGAATCAGCTTCTTGTTTGCATCTGTAGTGGTAGCCGCAACGGTTGAACCGGCGACAACAACATTGTCCATCTGGACAGTCACAGAGGCAGTAGGATGCGAGTAAGCATTGGCAAGGTTGTAGAAACCACCACCACTTTCCTTAACATCCGTGACACCTGTTTGGATGCCCTTAGCCACAACACCACCACCGTAGACAGACTCACCATCGGTAAGACCGAGACGACTGTCACTGTAAGTGAAGTCCATGAAGAAGATGAGACCACTTGGGAGACTCATCGGCTGAACACTAACGAGATCGTTGGCCAAAAGACCACCGAACACGCGGCGAACGAGCGGGAATGCGACGGAAGCAAAACCTTCCACATCGCCTGCTGCCATAGAAGAAGCCTCTTTCAGAAGCTGCTTGGCTTGATTTTCAAGAAGTCGGGCCATTCCGTTCTTCGAAGAATCATTATTGAGTCCTTCGAGGAGACCGGTCTTTTCCCATTTAGAGATAAGGGCATCGCCTTCCTGACGGAGATCGCGGTTCACGATTCCTTCAGTTAATTTATTTAATATTGACATTTTAATCACCTCCTTTTAATTAATTTAATTGGATTATTCTGTCATTTAAGTCCTGCCAAAATTTGGAATCGATCCTTCGCAACGGAATCCCCTTGCGCTCTTTCTTTTCTTCGTCTTGGCAATGTCGATGAAGGCCTACTGATTGCTTCGCTCAACGATTTTGGCTTTCTACGAGTAGAGTCGCCCGCTGCGCTTTGAAGGGTTTCATATATAACCTTCGCCTCTTCAACAGAATCAGCCTTGCGAATAGACTCGACAACGTTTGACCTTTGTCGCTCATTCAGGGAGGCACTATTCAATGCCTGATTCATATAGAGAAGTTTCGCATTTTCCAAGAGGGTTTCTTCAACCTTCTCTTTCAATGCTAAAATGCCCCCAACAAGCTTTCTATTGTCGCTTGTCAAAGATTCGTTTGTAATGGTTAGACGGTCGTGGGCATCCTTAAGAGCTTTCATTTGCTCTTGGGCCTCCGTGCCGGCCAATCTAGCCAATTCTAATTCTTCTGCGTATTGCATTTCACCTTGTGGGGTTGCGAGCCAGCCAGTTTTAACAGGCATCACATCAACAACTAATTCCTCAACGAGTTCTTTAATCATCTCTTCATCGAGTTCAACATCTTCCTCAGTCAACTCAAACTCCTCTTGGAGGGGAAGAGTCTCGTCTTCGTCGTCGGGCTCCATTCCAAGACCGGTCATAAGATCTTCTTGACTTTCTGGCTCACCCATAACGGAAGTGCCTTCTAGGTCGTCGGCCATATTCTTAAGATCTTCTAAGCTAAAAGAAACCATTTCTTCTTCTTCCTTGTCAGGACAAGGACACATCTCTTCTTCTTCAGCAGCAGCGAAGGCGGGCTCTTCCATCGCGCCCATCATTTCCATTTCTTCTTCTTGTTCCAGAAGAGTTTCAACAACATTCTTTACTTCGTTGTTGTACTTTTCCAGAATAGTAGACTCGGCGTTCTTTAACGCGGCCTCTCTAAGTTCTTCTGCGTCGATAATAGCTTGTTCTAGGAGTGTTGGCATGCTTGAATCCTCGTGTTAGAAACACTTATTTTGTCATAAATAAATAGTACCCTATTTGTAGAAAAACCCTTAAGTCTTCTTGTTTTGCTCATTTAGCTTTTTTAGAACCGCTTGGCGGCGGGCTCTAGCTCTTTTTCGCTTAACAGATGGCTTTTCGTAATAGTCGTATTTTCTTACTTGCTCTATGACTTTTTCTTTTTTACACTTCTTAAGAAATCGCTTTATAGTGCGTTCAGGATGTTCGCCTTCTTTGGCGTAAGTGGTAACGTGGGAAGGGTGTTTCCCTTCGTGAAAAAACTTTCTTGGGGGGCGCCCTCGATTACCTCTTTTATTATGGTAGCTCATTATTCCTCTTATTTATTAGTCGCCAACGCCGGTGTCACCCTTCCAAGAGTCAGGCAGTCTTGCAGATTCTATTTGTGTAAGGCCGGCAATAACAGTAGCATTAGTTGTGTAGTTTTTGTCAGACATTAGATAAATCTTTGTCACTCTAAAATCGGCTGAGAATGATGCGGATTGTGCGATCTTAATATAGTTATTAGCTGACGTCCCGCCGTCTTTGTCTGCGCCCAAGCCGCCTGACGCAAAAGCTAATCTTATTTCGCCGGCTGCTGAAGTTGCATCATTACGAACCGTGATAAACTTTGTTACCTTTGGAAAACTTATTTCCAAAGCGGTTGATGCATCACTAGATGAGGCAGGAACGACAAGTTCAGTCTTGATGTATGGTTTTGCGCTGGCCTGATAACTGCCAACGTTGTTAAATCCTACTCCATAGGATCCACCGAATATTTGAGTACTTGCATCTATGGGCATCGTATTACCTCTCTTACATTAAATAGTTAGTTACTTGTTAAAGCTTTCCAATTTTTTCCACCTAACGCTACAATAGATGAAATATCCACTCCAGAATCGTCAGGGGCTTGTCCGGACAGCGGACTTGCTTGCCTCATTATTGATGATTCTCCGCTATCTTTGATAGGTGTTGTACCTTCAAAAAGGTCCACTCCGTTATAAGTTTCTTTACCTATCTCGTCAAGTAGGCGTTTTCTTGTTTCATTTTGTCTTTCTTTCAACTGTTCTATTTGGACACTGTTTTCATTAGACATTGTAGAAACAATCTGTTCTTTATTTTCCACAAGGAACTGGTTGCCCATCCCTTGCATAACTTCTGATACGATGTTAGATAAGAGGCCATCGTTTAGAATGGTTTCTTGGACGCATTCTTTCACTAATGGTTTTATTAGTTTTTTAAGTTCTGTTCTTTTCATCTCAATCTCTCAAAATATCATTTAAGATTCTGTTTATTTTGTCTGCTTTGGTGAAAATGTTTGGTTCCTTGTGCTCTCGCATCCCCTCTTTCACCTGCATAAAGGCGCCGGGGGTAGATGGTTCGGAAACAAAATCAAAGCAGATAAGTTGAAAATCATCTTCAACCATTGTCGTGCCACGGACTTCGCGGACAGAACCAAGGCCTCGGGATGAGATTCCTAATGTTACGCCTGACTCGGCAAGTTGTTTAAGAATCTGGCCTGAAGGAGTATTCAGGATTTCAACCTTACCCATAAGGGCTTCGCCATCCCACCACATATCGGTTACAAGGTGAGATGCGTTTTTTAAGTTGATGACTGAATCATCTGGATGGTCTAACTCGCCAAGTGCTCTGCGCTCCTTGACAAGTTTCCAATAGTTTTCCACTTCACGTTGGAGAATACTTTTGGAATACACGCGTCCGTTGCCGTTTGGTGTGTCAAACTTCTGCATACAACCGGTCATAAAAAACTTCTTGCCAGCGGACATAAGTTTCTTCTCATCCTCGGTTAGCATGTCTTGACAGACACCACCATCACAAAGTGCGTAATATTCTCTTAAAAGTGTTTTTCCCATTGTTATCTCCAAACGACATTTAGCGGGCGCTACCCGCCCGAGTTAAGAGCCGCTACAGCAGCGCCGAACATCTGGTATATTTCTACGTCGCATTGTTCACTCCTTTGTTAACCTTATACCTTCGTCACCAACAATCATTGAAAGAATGTAAGAAACTCCGGCTCCTACCCAGCCACAAATAAAAAAGTTTGCAACAGTGTAGTCAAAAGTAAATAGTTCTGTCCAACGGTTAATGACGAATAAAAACCACCCTGCATGGAAGCCAAAGCATAGGGAACAGTTAAATAACTTGCCGAAACCACCAAGCCATTCTTTGCTTGGTCGGATTCTATTAAAAATGCTCGCATACACGACAAGAAAAGTCAAGCCGTAGCAAGCGAGCGCAAACCACAATAAATCCATATTAACCTCTTAATAAGTGTAAGATTGCCAGTAAGGGCCGTAAGTATAGCCGGGGCGGATCGTCCCCTTTTCAGATTCTTGTGGAACTTCACCAAGTTCAGTTGAGTCTTCCTCTTCTGGTTCTGTAAAGTATTCTGTTTCCATTTCATCAAATTTCTCAGCAAACTCAAAGTATGGACGTTCTTCATCTATATATTTTGAGATATTAAGTATGGTCATGTTAACGACATCTAGTTCATCAGATGGTAATAGTTGCCCTTCCATTGAACCATAAACCGAACCACCCTGAACTGAGTCGGGGGATACGAGGCCCTTCTTAATTAAGAAAGAAAATAACCTATCTTGTGCTCCATATACCATCTCTGACATAATGTCTTTAGCGATTACCAAAACCTTATTTTTACCTTTCATCACAATAATGTCGATATCAGCGTGGTCAGAGATAATGTAATCACCATTAGCGGCTCTTCTTATTTGAAGTTCGACTTCTGCTATTGGGTCTGCTTTTTTAGGTTCTGGTGATTGCTTAGAACCAACTGTGATTTTGATGGCCATTATTCAGCACATTCCTTTACAAGTTTCTGTACCTGCATGACCTTTTCTAGCATCGCAGGGTTAACCTTTTTAGTCTGGAATCTATCGAGCGTAGCTCTAACATCTTCCAACTTACCGGTAAGATCTTTATTTTCAAGCATTACCTCTTTTTCTTTAAGAATGGTGACTTCGTTCTTAAGTCTTCCTAGTTCTTCATTAAGGTATGCTTTGAATTCTACTTCGTTAGCGCCGAAGGAAACAATATAGTTATTCAATAATTCTTTTTGCTCTATAAGGAGTTCACCATCATATGATTTGTTGAAATTTTCAATAACAGTTTTAAATACTAGTTTATCAACGTGAGGCATTTGTTTTGCTTTAACGGGCTCTTTGCCTCTTGCAGTCATAGAAAATACCAAAGCTTTCTCTAAGAGTACCTTCTCTTTCACCGACGTGCTTTGTGTAAACAACTGCCAAATAGTAGCAAGATGTTTGTAGTTTGGGACAAAGTTGCTATAAACTTTCTTGCCAAAGTTTTTATTAATATTTTCAATAAGTTTAGACTGGGCTTCAAATATTTTATCTGCGTCCAACTTAGAATACCGTAAAACAGATTCCGAAAGCAGGCGCTCTGCTGTGAACATGTCCACCTTCTTGGTTTCAGACAAGGCTTTAATAAGCTCCATCTCTTTGTAGAGGATTTTGCCAGCAGAGAAATTCTCCTTTAGTGTAGAAACTAAAGCATTTTTCTTTTCTACATCTTTATTAACAATGGCTTTTGTTAGTTCTTTGACAAGTGCCTCATACAAAAAAGCAGTGTTTCTCTTTTTATTGTGCTTTAGTTTCATTTTTAATCTCCGTTGAGTTACCTAAACTTTCTAGTAGACTTTTAACTTCAAAGTTGGTGGTCTGTAGAATTTCTTCCTCGATTGCAAACTCATTGTCATAATTAGTTTCTCGCGACTCAAACATCCCCTTGGCTAAGGAATCTAAGCCTCCATAACCACTCTTACCGGGAAAAGTTTTACGAGGGTCCATATTTACACCAGCAACCGAAGCCCTATGGCGCTTCATTGCACCCTTTGCTCGATTGTCTCTGCCTTTTTTAACTGGACGGTATACTTTTCCTTTCGAGCCGGGTGTTGTATAACCCTCATCTTCTCGACGGCCGGGTGCTGCTAAGAGCGGATCATCTCCGATCTCTGGTTCCTCTGGCGCTGCGGTGGCAGGTTCGTCCCCACCAAGATCACCGAGGTCGGCTCCAAGATCATCACCAAGATCATCACCGAGATCGCCAAGACCTTCGTCTCCCCCAAGGTCACCAAGGCCTGCTCCTGCTGCCTCTTCTTGCATTGCTTCTGCAACGGCTGCAAGTGAAGCATCAAATTTACGATCGTAGTAGATCTCTCTTTGATTTCTTTCAAACTCTTCGTGGGACATATTGAACAGATGCTCTGCAACCCAACGGCGAGAGAAGAAGCCTTCGGTGGCTGCTCCTGCAACAGAGAACTTCTTGTCCCAGTGCTCTAACTCTTGGAGTTCTGAGATCTTGGATGGGTTATTAAGTTGTAGTTTAAAGCTAAGTAAATCTTCATCTCTAAACCCAAGAGTATAAAGGTGAATGATACCAACCTTTTCTAACTCGGAAACAACTGCTCTCTGCAAGCGTTGAATGGTTCTTGCGAAGCGAATGTCTTTCTGAGCGAGCGTAGTTTTATCTTCATCGGCACCTTCAGCGTTTGTTAAATAAGATGCTGGGATTTTTAATGCGGAGAATAACTTATCTCTAAGGTATTTAACATCGTCAATATCTCCGGTAAATGTGCCACCGGGTAATGATGTAATCTCTGTCTTAGAATCTCCGCGAACAGGAATATAATAATCTTCCTCGATTGAAAGAGGGTTGTATCTAAGATCGACGCGGCCTGTTGTCTCGTCTACGATAGAATTACGTTTCATTGAGCTAATAACTTTTTGTACATATTGCTCCACCTCGTTTGGAGGAACCTGACCAACATCAATTTTAACTACTCGTCGCTCTGGAGAGCGGACGATACGGTAAGCCATCATAGCATCTTCTAAAAGAATCAACTGTCGAAAGATTCGACGTGCGGGTTCTAAGACTGAAGTACCATAAGGGGCATATCGATCGTTCCCGAGAATACGAAAGTGAGCCATCTGCCAATTTTCTAAAGTCATGCCGGCAGAGTTCCACTGGTATTGAACGTAGTTTGGGTTTGTTTCGTCCTCGCCTTCGAGGCGTTCTACTTCTCGCGATGGAAGTCCGATACCCGTCTTGATACCATACTTATCATCAATATCAAGGTATAAGAAAAAATCTCCATACTTACACATCGAACGGCACCAACCAAAAAGATTATGATCAATGTTTAGAATATTATGATATAAGGAATCGAGAACAGCTTTTATTTCTTCATTAGAACATTTGATATGCAACATTGGCTGTAAAGAAGAATGCGTAGTCATCTCATCAGCATAAATATCAAGTGCAGACGCAATCTCTGGTGTGTACTCCATTTGGTCAAAATCAACATATCGTTCAGCGCGATTATGTTGATTCATTATCCCTAGTTGCATATTGTATGCATTTGTCGATCTGAATGTTTTAAAGGATTGACCACTAGCTGAAGTAAATCTACTCTGATATTTGTCTAGCTGGTACCTCCTGATCCTTCGGCCAGTCTGTGTGCGTCGTGTTGTTAACGGACCAGAAAAAACTCTTGTTAGAGATTTAAATAATTCTGATCTTGGATTTCTTGGATTTCTGTTTTGATTTGCCATTTATTTATCCCTTAATGAGCCAAATGAACTCTTTATGTTCTTGCAATTCTTTTTTAGCTTTTTCATTCCAGACACCTTGTTGGTGTCCTTCCATGCCCGGTATAGTTGTCTTTATTTGCCTAGTGCTTATTCTCATCGAGTCCATCATAGCCCTCTTATATTCTACGTCTTTTTTATTAACCTCTAAAGCTGTGTCTCTTACCCAACATGCTATTGCTAATGCCATAACTAAGTCATCGTGATAACTTCTCATAGCCTGTGCTCTATTATTATTCCATATAAATGTTTTAAACTCGTCTACGATGCGTGAAGAATATATTGTAATTAGTTTATTTCGTATGAATTCTTCCATTTTCGCTACGATAAGTGGGCGAGTTTTAGAGGAGGTAGTAAAACCGGGAACTGAATTGCTGATTGATTCGGCCCGTAGCTGGTCTATATACTCGTGCGTACCCTTTATTGAAAAATAAAGATTGGGGTACGACCGGTCCTGCAACTTCTCAAGGATTGATATCCCTAAACTGTTATTCTCAACCACCAGCAGACAATTACCAAATTCTCTACCTGTGGAATCAAGAATAGAAGCGAATTCCTCAAGGTTTGGTTTTCCACGATACTCACCTATAATCTCCATAGTCTCTAATTTAACTATGTGGAAAACAGAAAAATCTGCTCCATCGCCTCGGGCAACATCGGCAGACATCATATATGTGGCCTCCGGGCTATACTGTTCCCACAGCCATAGATTACGATCAAAGCCGGTTCTATATATCGGATCTTTAACATTTAGTACGAGTCTTTCTAAATCTTCCGGATGTATGACAGTCTCACCTGATGCATTAAAACTACACTCAAGCTCTTGCGCGATTTGACGGCGAGACATATTTCTAGTTTCTTTATCAAACCATTCTTGATCACGGTCGGGATGAACATCCCAAGGAAGATTGGTTGGGTGAAAGTCATTTACATTTTGTTCTGATTCGGTATATGTTTTGTGGAACCAGTTACCAACACCGTTTGGTGTGGACAAAGCAATACAGCGGCCACCAGTTGATAGTGTAGGATACAAACCAGTCCACAACTCTTCAAGGCCGTCAACGTGTGCGGCCTCGTCAATAATAAGAAGTGAGAGTGCTTCCGAACGACCAGCATCACCAGATGTGGATGCGGCCTTAACTTCTGATCCATTGGTTAAAACAAACGAAGTTCTGTTATCGATTTTAATTTCTGCAATACGGAGCCAAGGGGGAACATTCTGCATAATGTTCTTAACCTTCTTGACTAGGTTAGCTGCGGTCTGGAACTTCGTTGCAATAACCAAGACGTTCTTGTCTCGATAAAACAACATCAACCACACAACATACGCGGCTGTGATGGTCGAGATGCCTAGCTGTCGTGCTTTAAGAATAACATTAAAGCGGTAGTCGTTAAAGTCTACAAGCAAATCATCCTGAAAGGGATACGTTTTAAATGGTATCAGACCTTTCAGGGGATGCGAGATTCTAGCGTAGTTGTTAATAAAGTAAGCGGGGTCTTTACCGCACTTAACTATCTCTTTGACAGTTTCTTTTTTGGTTAGACCCGCTGACATTACTCAGCCTTGTAAGTGCTGTTTACATCCTTTCTAGCGTGGACTTTGCCGTTACCTGCGTAAACGGGCTGGCCCGGAGTTGGTGCTTTGGTTTTGTCGTTGCTTGGGCGCTTGTTTCCTGCATCTTTTTCTAAGAACTTACGAAAATTGTCTTCGAGTCGATCGTCTGAAGGATCGTTAATGCCCTCTGTAGTATCGTCGAGACCACCAATATCATAAAAACACTTAGCCTGAACCCAAGTTCGGATGCGGGATGTGTTTTGCACTATAGCGTCAAGCTCGCCTACCTTCTTTAGACTAAGCGTAGAGCCAGTGACTTTTCTATATTCTTTTTTAAGGAACGAAGCAATATCTTCAATCATTTGTTCTAGATCTGACTCAAAACCGTTTGCGTAAACTTCTTTCAGTCTGACCTCCGAATGGTAATGAATACAAAGTTGGTTGGCCGGGAATGACACCTTGAAGCCATCCATAACTCTTGAGTCATGAATAGGGTGCCCCTCTTCTCTTTTAAGTCCAACCTTGATTGGCTCACCGTTTTCATCAAGGGCTCCATCATAGGTGTTTGCCATCACCTGCGAGATCCCTCTAACGATTTCCATTGTTGTAGCCATTAATCTGTCTCCTGTTTATTTGGGCGCCAGCCTGTCAACCAGCGATCTTCTCGATTTTCAATCCACTGCACATAACACTTTTCACAACATTCAAACTTATTCATAAATACATCATCTCTTATTTTAAAAGAGTATGTTTTGCAAACTGGACAAGTTCTCCTAGTCGTGTCTTTATTAAGTAGTTTTTTGGAGATTAAAAAGCCGTCTACTTCTACTTTATCATCCTTTTCTTCGAATGAACGCTCTTTTTCGGCAAGCTTTTTAATCTGGTCTTGATAAGACTTTTCTTTTTCATCGTTCCAATATTTCCTTGGGTTTTCTATGGCTTTGGGGCCATATTTCTTTGCGATCGCTTTTTCATATCTAGCGATGTCGTTTAAATCTAAATCTTTCTTGCTCATCACCGACTCGCAAAATGATAAGTGCCGAATCCAACTCCAAAGCCAACGGCCACAGAGGTTGCTACGACAACAGGTATGTTTAGTTTTTTGTTTTTCTTGATAATGTCACGCAGAGTTTCTAGTTCTTTATCTCGTGTATCAATCTCTACCTGATACCGAACTCGTGTTTCGTCAAGAGTGATCTGCATATTTGTAATCACTAGCTCTGTGTCTAAGACCAAAGCTTGCTTTTCGTATTCACACTTGGTTTTCATCTCTTCTGCTAGAAACTCTTTCCAAGTTAATAGCTTGGCTGTGGCTTCTGTGTCAAAGCAAGTTGCTTCAAACGGGACAACCCCACCTTGCGGAACGAGGGTAAACTTACCATCGCCACCGTAAGCAACAGGGATCATCAAAAGAAATAAAAATAATGTTTTAATCAACGTGCTCAAAACCAAACTTTGCCTCAATTTCCACGATCAGTTGATCTGGATTGCTTTGTCTCAGAGTTACAAAATCTTGTACTCTTTCAAATTTAGCTTCTGCTACAGCTTGCTGATACTCTGTGTATTCCATCTCAAGTTCTTGTAGCTTTGCCTTGTAGTCTTCAAGAGCCTCTGCCTTGCGTTCAGTCTCGCGTTGATGGCTCTCTTTAAGTTCCTTCAATCTTGTCTCGTAGCTCTCTACAGACGCGTCGTATGCATCAACCAGACCCTTGTGGTCTTGCCACCAGAAGAAGGAGACCGCAAATAACAACGAAGCTATCGCGATCTCCTTCCAATAGGTGCCTATGAATCTCATAAGGCTTCTCATTACGCTGCCTTGAGTTTAACAACGGCATCGATGACTGCTTGGCCACCGAGATAAAGAGCCGAGATGGTTACCCAATCTCCGCTAGTCAAGAAACCACCAGCCGCGAGACCGGTTGCTGTTGCCCAGACAAGTAGCTTACGCGATACAACCTTTTCTAAAGTTTTATCGACTGCTCCCTTAATCATATTCATATTACCTCCAATGTAATAAATAGTTATTGGTTTATATAAGCATAACCTTCTTTTTTGCAAATGTCAAGAGTTAAATCAACAACATCTTTTAATGAATCCAAATGGGAAATCAAAAGTGTTGTCTTGAAATGTACCTTAATCATATCCAAAAGTTGGGTGAATGCTTGTAAGTGTTCCTCGTCCAATGCTGTCCCCGGTTCATCAAGCACCATAATGTCGCTTGTAGGCAGGTTTGACACTGCAAGGAAAGCAAGACGGATAGCCATTGCGGCCATTGTCTTCTCTGCTCCCGAAGCCATAGAGAGTGGACGAGGGTCGTGCTTCGGATGCTTGATAAAGATATCAAGCTTATTTCCATCCTCCTCAAAGAGGACTTCAAAGTTTGTTAAGTTTGTAAGAACCTTTGCTATCTCTTGATTGATAACTGGAAGTTTCTTTTTGATAACATCGTATGCGATACCGTTAGGGTGCATACAGCGCATGTAAAGATCGTATGCTGCGAACTGTTCACGAAGTTCAAGGTAGTCGTTCTTTTGATCTTTGATATTAATAACCTTTTGTTCCAGAGAACCAACCGTTCTGTGATATTTTACAATCTCATCTTCACAGGTTTCTAGTTCTCTCTCCTTGGTGGAGAGGCTTGTTCTGTGAGTTTTCTTCTCGCTAAGGAGTGCTTCAAGATTCTCAATTGCTTCTTTATTATCTTCATAAGATGTTTTCTTGGTTTTAAGCACTGATAACTCTGCCATCAGAGTATTGATGGTGTTTTGCTTACGGGCGATTGTGAGTTCGGTAGTTGTAATGTCTCTTGTTGATTGATCTTTCTTAGACACAAGAGAGCCATACTGTTCAATCTTTTTATCAATACTTGGAGCGTTGTAAGCTGTGTGCTCTTCAGAAAAGATCCCTATCTTCTCTTCTACGTCTGGCTTTAACTTTAAGGCTGCTTCTGCTTCGAACAGACACTTACAACCTCTTAAAAACTCAGGATCGTTCAGGGAAGAAACCTTTTCTTCTATTCGGTGTAGTTCTTTCTTTAGATCTACGATTTTAACCCATAGATCATCTGATTTCTTTTCTTTCTGTTTCAGGTCATCAATATCATAACTCTCCAAGAACTCTTCTATCTTAGAGATAAGATCTTTCTTTTCTTGTAGATTGTCTTTTTCTTGTGTAAGTTGTTCCTGTGTTTTAGCGAGAGTTGCTGCCTTGTCTTTGATATCTACTCTGACCTGAGCAATGTTTATTACCTCTGCTGGAATAGATTCTATCTTGGTGTCTATCTCGGTAATGTTCTTAGAAAGGATCCCAATCTCGCCTCGGAGATCCTCACATATGGCTTTCTGGTCATATAAGTTTTCTTCGCATTCGTTATGCTCTGCTTCGGCAGTTTCTATCTCAGCATCGTATTCCCTACCTTCAAGGCGTTTCAAAGCACCTCGCATATCTGATGCGTCTTCTTTAGCTAATCTGAACTTCTTTTCGAAGATTTCCAAGTCGAGAAACTTCGCAAGGATTTCCTTGCGTTTTGTGCTGCCTTCCCTAATAAAGGAAAGACTATCCAACTGGCTAGACAAACTAGTGAGAAGGAAGTCATCCAAAGATCCAAAGACCTTTCGGATGTTTTTGTCTGTGTCGTTTCTTGTGAGTCCATTTAAACTAACCTTTTCTCCGTTGGCATCGATCTTGAAGAAGTCTAGATCGGTTTTCGCTTCAAGTGTTTCAACACCTTTCAAACGCTTTGTATATTTCTTTGACCCTCGGCGAACATAATATTGTTCTTCGCCGATTGATATCACAACCTCACCAGAACCTTCATCTCTATTCTGGTTGATAATGTTGACGTTTCTTCTTTCGTTCTTTGATGTAGTGTTAAACAAAGTATATAATAAACTGTCAACAACACTGGATTTGCCGGAATAGTTCTTGCCGAAAATACCAACGGTGCCATTTAGCTTGTTGAAGTCAATCCTGTTGCCATCACCATAGTTGAATAGGTTGTCCCATTGTAGGTCGTTGATACGCCACTTGATGTTTCTGGATACTTCTTCGGTCTCTTCAGCCTTCTTGATGTATTGGGTATTGAGATCCAAAACCTTTTTCATTAGCTCTTCGCTGGTTTGGTAATCTACCAGATACTCACGAATAAGTTCTTCTTGGATCTCTGGGTTTCGCATATCATCTTGTTGAATACTGTCTGTGATTTCTTCAACGTTCCCCCGTTGGCCTGCTGCTCTATTAAGAAATGTAATAGTATCGGGCTTGAAGCGTTGCTTTGCGACATCTACTGCCTTCCGCATCGCTTCAAGAGACAGATTGTTGTTAGAAACTAGTCGTAATCTGGCACCCTTTTTCACAGACAAGCCTTTGGGCATACGCCCAGTGGGGGTTAGGTTTATAGTAACAAAAGGCTTGGGGTTTGGGATTACAACGTGTTCACAACTAAAGTCTTCTTTACTCTGGATATCCCAAAGCAGGAAGCCTTTATCATCCGTCTCACCAAAGTTCTGTTGAACAGTGGAGCCCGGATACCTTACACGTCCCTCGTCATCGAGGATTTGGTTTGTTTTATGAATGTCTCCAAGAAGAACATAATCGTGCCCCTCGAAAACTTCAATAGGATGGTCACCGTGTGTCATTACCCAGCCTGTATCGGTTGTAACACCAGACACAGAGCCGTGATAGAGCGCAATGTTAATGCGTTCTTTACTTGATGGTTTCACCCAGTTCTCTTCATCAAAGACAGAAAGAACGTTGAATGCTATATTCCCAACCACTGTCTCGCCTGCGTTTCTGAGCAGGTGAAGTTGTGGATGGTCTAAAGCATTTGCGATTGGCGTAATCGCGTCCTGCCTATGTTCGTTCTTTAGATTACCATCGTGGTTTCCAAGAATGATATAGGTCGGCGCAATGTTGGCAAGGTTCCTTAAGAACGATGTCGCCAAATCAAAATATTCAGGAGAAAGTTGAGTCTTTGTGTGTGCGAGATCCCCGCAGTGGACAATGTAGTCAACTTTCTCTTCTTTTAGTTTATCATAGATTTTATCAAATACCTCACGATACTCTCTATGATACTTATAGTTGCGAATGTGTGTATCCGCGATATGTGCGATCTTCAAAGTAACCCCTTACTTGAATATACTTATAATATAACCTGCTACAGACTTGTTGTCAAGGATTATTCACTAGAATTATTATATATTTTATAATATCTATCTGTCCATATACTAATGTTAGCGGCCATTGTCACTCTAATCCCCGGACCTTGGAATGGACACACCATATGATCCATCCATCGTGGAAATAAGTATATCATACCCTCTTCCGGCTTTACATAATCCTGCTGCGAGTATTCTAAAGAATCAAATACGTTGTCGCTACCAAAGTTATATCCCCACTTTAGTAAAGTGTGTCCATCAAAATGATCGTTTCCAGTAATCCCGCCTGATTTACCCACAGTATGAGATTGTTTTTTATTTTTAATACTATCTGGTACGCTTACAACTATAAAACATGACATCCCAACAGGAGAAACAGTTCCATGCTTATGTATTGGGTTATAGTCCCCAGCTAAATATGAGTTTAACCACAGATCTTGAACCTCTACACCCTTGAGAGCGTATGGATTTTCTTCTTTAGGTATTTGTGCATGATTTGGCATCACGCGAGATAAATAATTATTATAATATTGTATGGTGGCTGAGGATAAAACTTTTAATAAATCTTTTGTCTCTTTGGTTTCTAAAGGAATTTGTAATTGTTTACCCTTTTTTATGTGGCCGGCTAACCTATATGTATAATCTTCATACACGCTTGGAGACGATAAAACTTTAGCTGAGTATTCCTGAAGGCCGGCCAAGACCTCATCAGATAGTCTTATTTTAAAATAGGTGGTCCTAATACAATCATGAGCTTCAATAGAAGCCACTAAGCTTTTAGACATATTTTCCTCGTTACTATTATTATAACCTGCTAAAGGCTCACTGTCAAGGATTATTTTTTAACTGTTGTATTATTAAATTTGGATGCTAGAAAAACTTGCAATTCTTTAGTAATGTTAAAATCACCAATAGGTCCAGTTTTATCTGCGATTAAATTTGGCAATACTTTAAGAAATGCTGCCTCTACTTGATCATCAACAATTTTTGAAACATTATCATCAATGTTCAGGGTGTCAAGCCTAGTTTGTGTTTTAAAGTTATCATCTGCTGTATACAAATCTTGTAAGAATTCTTTAACATCCTTCGCATTATCAAACAACTCTTTTGCTGCTGATCCACCCGGTATAAGAGACGCAGCAAAACTAAGTGCTTTCTTGCCAACGGCGCCGCCCTTTCTTTTAAGTTCAATAGATCTTAAAAGTTTCTTAAGATCTTCAAACGTCTCTATCCCCTTTGGGTCACCGACTTCTTCCTCTTGTTCTGAAAGATATCCACGCCAGCCTTCCATAAGGTCTTTCATTTACTTGCCTTTTAGAATCGTTGCTGCAACGTTACGAACACCCATTTTAACATCGTTGGGCTGAAGTCTTTCTTTAGCAACCATCTGAATAAACTGTGCTAAAACAGCCTCAAACTTATCACGATTGTTGATGCTTGCCAAAAGAGCTTCAAGACCTTGAACACCACCAAGCTTTTTGCCAACGCGGGCGACATCACCAGCAACCTTTTCTTGCTCCATCATTTGCTCGCCTTCGGGCTCTGCTTTTCGTTCCCGGTAATCCCTTATCATATCTATAATTTTATACAAAACTCCGCCGGCGGCTGCTGGGACTCCGATGTTTGCAGCAGTGAGACCAAGGCCTTTGAGTACAATCATTAGTTCTTCAGGATTTGAGCCAAGCATATTAGCTAGTTGACCAAGGTCTTCATTCAACTCTTGTTCTTCTAACTGAGCTTCAACGCCTTCGCCAAAGAGTTCGCCTGCCTCCTCGTTTGTGAGGACGACCTCTAACTCTTCTTTGATGATTTGTCTAAGTTGTTGTTTAGTGGTTTTCATAATATTATTTCCTTTATCTGGCCAATGCTTTATAATACTTGTGAGTATTTGATGTCTTAAAATAAATTTCCCGACCTCCGGAACTAAGTGTCCGTGATCCCAAGTAAACTATTTGATTTTTGCTGGGGTCCCAGTTAGGCATACTTGGATCTGACAGTTCTCTCTTGCCGATGACTTGCTTAATCCGGGGGATATCTTTGTCCTGATTCATAAAGTTGGCGCGCGCTCTTTGTACATAGCCACGATCGACCTCTTCCCCTTTAATAGTTCCGAGAGTGAGTGCATCAAGATTTGCCGGAGACATAGGGACACTTAGAGAAGCTTCTACATAGCCATTTTTTTTAAGCGTATCTATCGCGAATTGGTAGTCCGCATTGGGGTTCTTCTCCATCTCATCAGCATATGAAACAAAAGGAATGCCCCTATCATCTAATGCCACAATATTTCCATTATTCGTGTTATAGACTTTCTTTTTTCCTTTATAGCTTTGTACCAGATAGTCCGGAACGGGGCTAAGGCGTTTAAAAATGCCGGGTATACCTGCGCCAATCTTGCCGGCTTGATAATATGCGGGCGTTTGTTCATTAAGAGCAGTTTCAAGTTCTTCCTTGATGATTTGCTTTAGTTTTTCTCTGGTAATTTTCATTTCTTCTTGCCCTTTTTCGCCATTTTAGTTAATGTGGCATAGTAAATAGATTCGCCTTCCTTTCCATACTGGTCAGTAAAGTCTTTTTTGGGAACTTCTTTTTCAAGTCGTTTAAGTTTCTTCTTTTCGGTCGGTTTTAGTTTGCGCTCGTCCATCACTTCCATTTGCGCCAACTCTCTGATCTCTTCGAGGTCACGCTCAATAAGTGCTCGGTCTTCTTTGCTTAGATGTAGAATGTTAGAGGAGATATTATTGGTAAGGCCAAAGATCTCGTCCATCGCATCCTCTTCCATACCCTCTGCTTTTACACAGTTGCGGTAAGTCTTTCCAAACATTTGTTTTGTTTTTTGGGTGTCGTGGGTTTTATAACCTTTTTGACATCGCTCGTCCAACTCTTCTTCTTGCATCACATCACCGGAAACAAGGAAGTAGTCTCTGGCTTTGTTAAGATAGTCAGCAGCGATAGTTACTTTGCCCATCCACCAAGAGGGAAGATCTCCTTGGTGTGCTTGGAGACCTTGTAGGATTTCTCCTGCGTCTTCAATAGAAGTCTTCAACTTTCTTATTGCTGAGGATGTGTCTTCGTGGCCATCTTCGTTAAGGTTTGTGGACAACTCTTCAAAGATAACTTTCTTGATTGTCTTTATTTTGTATTGGTTGGCAACACGACCGGGATTTTTAATACCGTAGACATACTCCGATGCTGCTTCCTCAATCATTTGCTCTAAAAGTTTTTTGGTGATTTTCATCGATATGATTCCTTAGTCCAGTGGACCGTATTTTCCTGCGGCCATATCTTGGCCGAACTTGGCAGCAGCGGCTTCTTTCTCTTCCGGTGACCGTGGGCGAGATAACTCTGCATCTCGGTCTGCGCGCTTTTTATCTTTTATTGTGAGACGGTCATAATGCATAGCAGTGAGTTCATCACTTGCGGGCAGCATTTCGTAAGCCTCTCTAGGTACTTGCTGAAGCTTATTTAGATGAAAGGTTGTCCACTGTAGATAAGGACTATCCTGTCCAATGCCAATCTCTGCTGCGATCTCTTTTGGGTCACTGGGCTTGAGTGGTGCTCTTTCGGCTGCGGCTTTAATCATTGCGTCATAGTATTTAGCCATCGTTTCAAGAGTTTTTCGTGTTCCCGCGAGCCTGAACTGAGACTTGATCATTTTCAGAAACTGCTCTGCGGTTCTTGGCCGGTTCAGCATACTGTTTATTTCTTCTTTGATGATTTGTCTTAGCTGAGATCTGGTGGTTTTCATCTTTACGCGCCCAACAATCGTAGCACTTCTTTGCCGAAAGCAGCAAGATCTTTAACGTGAGGATAGAACTCTGCCATCTCTGTGTCACCATCAGCCATGTTGCGGAAGTCGTTTAGGACACTCATTCTAAAGCTGGCGGGTATATTCTTGAGCCGATCAGCCACATCTTGAGGCGTCTCACCTTCTGCTTCTTGCACCAATGAAGCTTCTAACTCTTCCTTGATAATCTGTTTTAGTTGTTTCCGAGTCACTTTCATAACATTATTCCTTTAAACGGCAAAAAGCCTTTGCAATAAATAGTTGTCTTTCTCTATAATCGCCGCGTTGTTTTTCCTGTGCTTAAATTCTTCTTTTGACATCTCTCCGACATCCTCGACACCAGATGTATCTATCTGGCCAACTTCTACCCCATACTTGAGTAATAAGCGAGCAATGCTGCGTGCTTTTTTGGATGCATCTTCATCCAAAGCCAGAAACACCCTATTCCCACTTTTAACAATGGTTTGAAAAAGAGCAGAGTTCTCGCGAAGCGTTGATCCAAGAAGAGGAATTGCATTACCAGCCTTTATGGCATCAAAGACGCCCTCTACTATAATTATGTCCTCGTCCCAATTTACATACAGTTCATTGAAAATAATGTCACGGGAGGCAGGTGGGTTCTTGTATCTTGGCCAAGCTTGGCCGTATGAGCGTGCAATAAAATAGTTTGCATAGCCGTTCTCGTTAAACGATGGCACCACCACACGACCAGCATACTCTCCGTCAGGACAATAACCGATTTTCCATTTGAGGATGTCGTCTCTTGTGATCCCACGCTTTGATAAGTAGTTTAAAGCTATCTGTGAGGCCACAGAAGGCGTCTTGCCCGTTAAGCTGACTAACTGCTCGGGTAAATCAACGCGTTGCTCAGAAGGGGCTTCAGGCTCCGCAAATAAGAAGTCAAAATCTGTGATCTCAACACGGTCGTCATACTTGGACCATTCGTCACGATCTTCTCTGGTTCCAAACTTGCGGACAATGTAGCCTAGATCACGGCCTGACTTGTCACAAATCCAACACTTGAACACAGATTTGTCCACATTAACGGACATCTTCTTCTTATGATGACCACAGAACGGACAGCCGAATAGGTGTTCATCACCAGACTGGTAACCTCGTCCAAGAACATTCTTTATTATTTTGAGTTTTTCTGCTCGCATATGGCCCCCGCCTTGGCAATCACTATTGAGTCTGCTTTATCGTAGCACTCGGGCTTAGGATTACCGTTACGAGTATATTCTAACACGAAAGCAGGCTCGTTGTCAACCAAAAAGTTTAAAACAACTTGTTTTGCCTTTTGTCCTCGGGGAACTTTGATGCCACAAAGTTTTCTGGCAGACGTAGCCGCGAGGTATTCAGGCGTGATTTTGTATTGATCAAAAACCAACCAAGAGACGATGCCATTAAAACGAGAAAGAGTGGAGAGAGTTTTTGCAGACGAAAACCCTGACCTGAATGATTGGAGCGACTGCTCGATGTAAACTGCTGTAATCCGTGTTCCATATTCTTTCCTTATAATTTCAAGGCCGTCCCTAACATGAACGACCTTTTTAAAAAAGTCTTTGTATTTTCTTGTGTCCCAAGCACCATTAAGGATTATCTTATCTCCGTCTAGGAGAGTGTATCCAGTAATGCTTGTGGAAATGTCTAAACCAAGTATCATACTATATTATAACACGATTATATTTAGATGTCAAGTTTTATTTTAAATGTCAAGTCTCTATCTTCAGTTTTCTTGACAGGCTTGGCAACAGATGCAATACCAATAAGTTTTTTCTTATCATCGTAAATACCAATCTTTGTAATATATGTGGTTTTCTTTAGGCTTCCAGTAGGATCCGAATAGGAAGAAGAGTGAATATTCTTGATATTCAACTGCTGTTCGCCAAAGAATGTAGAACTTGTTACTGGGTTGTAAGTTGTTTGGCCGAACTCAATATACGTTGGATTATTTGTATAGTTTAGCTCGCCTCGGTTTGCATTGGCAAGCATTGTGACGGTTGGGATTTTGTGGGTGCCTGCGAACTCTAAACCAAAGGATGCGCTTTGTAAAAAGGCTTGCGTAGTTAGGCGCTCTAATGATGTGTCATTACCTTGGGGTAAGCCAAGGCCAAAATGCTCCCAAGTATATTTTCCACCTGCATCTGACGTTGTGGTGTTTGTTCTATTAGAATATGCTTTAATATTTGGACTAGATGCTAAATCCGAAATACGGGCGGAACTGGTCAATATTATTGCGCCTTCGTTATATAGTACGCACCCAACTGTCAAACCATCAGTTGCGCGTGTGGAGTGAGCAGAATCAGCATCTCCTTGCATAATAAGGGCGCCGTCATATCTTGAGTCTCGGCAGTGGGCAACAAGAGTACCTGTGATATAAAACTTAAGATCTACAGTGCCTTTCTTAATCTCTGATCCGTAAAAAATAGAAGGGATATAAATAACATTAGTAAAAATTGCTGAAGACCCCGATGGGAAGTTATAGTGCGGACCTAATCGTTTTGCAAAATCTAGACTGTTTCGCAAGGCAGCACCGTCTTTATTTGTATCATTAAAACCAGCGGTTGAGGCATACAATCTTCTTGTTATGCTGGAAGACATAAAATAGGAGCCGGTTATAACGTCGCCTTGGGCATAGTCGTTGATAAACTGTTTTCTTGTAAGACCTTTGAAGCCTACTTTGGATAACCCTTTTTCTATGAAAGGATATATTGTTCCGTTATCCACAACGTTTTGTGTACCAACAGATGAGGATAAACCGATGATTCTGCCAGTAGAGGTTGCGGCGCGGTCAACATTAAGCTCAAACAAGCTCACGTTGCCAATAGGGACACCATTGACGTTTGCAACAGTGGAGCCCACTTCGGTTGACTTGTTTTGATAATAAACGCTACCCGAATATATATAAAACGAGCTACTGGGATATGTTCTTAACTGATTGTAAAATACATCCCCGGCCCCAAACTTATAAAGAGGCATACTCGCACCTCCTAGTAGTCAAGCCTCACTCGGAGTGTTAACTCATTCGTGGGATCCTTACGGAGTGGCTCGGACAACTTGGCGACTGCTAGCAACTCGTTGTCTGCGGAGTACAAGCCAATAGAGGTAAAGTATGCAACGGGCGTATCAGATGGGCGCGTTTTCACCCTGATTTCACTTCCACTTAGATAAGTTGGATTTGAACTATAGTTAAAATCAGTGTGACTTGCTCGACAGAAGTAAATTGTTGAGTTAAGCTCAGTTGTATTATTGAATGAAATATTAAATATTCTGTTTCTTAATCCGGTATTCATAGTATCAATAGTAGAAGCTGTAACTGCTGCAAATCCCGATCTGCTAAAGCCGGCGCCTAGTTCACAGCCGTTTATAACAGAATAGGCAGCGTCTAAGTTTCGCAACAAGCCACCAGAGTTAGTAGTATTAAAGATTGAACCAGATACAACAGCTATTCCGGCTTGATAATAAATAAGGCCAGCGGGAGGTTGCGTACCTGTTGTTGAATCTTCACCATTAACAAAGGATACATTACCAATCGAAGTTGAAGCATAAAGAATGCCGTATTCGCCGGCAGGCGAATCAACATAATAACCATCAGACCCAGAGTGGTCTGTCAGTTTGATTCTTTCTTGGAATAGTTGGCCACCATGACCATGACTAGCACTAACTGCAACTTCAAAGTTAAACGAACCTTTCTTTACCTCGTCTTTTGATAGAAGTCTAGCGAATGGAATAAAATAAACATCATTCATGGCTATCCCGGCAGCGAGACCGGCAGAGGAAGACTCCGGAATCGTGAATCTCTTAATCGACCCAGTATCATCATATCCCACCAAATATTGAGCCATTTGATTATAAATATTCTTTTTCTTATCTTGTTGGCTTGTAAGTGTAGCGAATATTGTAGAATCTGCTGAGATCCCAACAGATGTATCAAATATATGGTTAGCAGAAGAACTTAAGAAAGGGTAATCATAAACACTAGAAAACATTCCGTGCCCATAAGTTTTAATATTATCTTCAGCGTAAGTACCCGATACAATAGAACCTGTGATTGGGATTGCCTCGTGGAGAAGGGTTCTGGTTTGTGCTAAATCGTTGCTCTGAAAGTTTTTAAATGTCGTAGCCATTATTAATCCTTATCCTTTAGATTGGTGATCCATGTTTCTTGCAGAATTTAACCGGAATGTCGATACGGTATCCAGTATTAACTCCAGTGATTCTAATATTTGATCTGATGGTTTTAAACTCTTGACTAGCTGTTTTCGAAGTTGAAATGGTTTCTGTTGACCCAATCGTATCGAACAAATAATCAGATGTATTTAGTTCCAAGGACGAGTTAACTTTAAAAACAATAAAAGTTCCGCGAGGACCTTTAATAACTTGATTTGAAGAGTTAGTAGTGTCAGTATTGTTGCGTACATATTCAGCATCAGTACCTCTAGACAAATAATATGTTGCCATATTATCGTCATCCACAAAAGACACTGAGGCTGGTTGAGCCATTTGAGGACTAACGATGAAGCCAAGCCTGTTATCCATCTCGATTTGGTATTGTGTTTCCAGTAGAACTGGTGGCATTGTGCGGCCGGGGGATATGGCAGTTGTGTTTAATCCTTGATCAACGCGAACGCGGTTACCATTTGCAGCAGGATCCTCTCCAAAAAGAACACCAGCGACTGACGTGCCGGTGGAGTTTGCCTCTAGCTCCGTCTGTGTGTCGGAATCAACTGCGACGAGGAAGAACCCACTAGAGTGTTTAGCAGTTGCTGTTGTATCAAAAACTTCGTTAAGAGCTAGTACTGGAAGATATAATAAGTTATTTCTTGGGATTGATATAAGCTTAGACTTCATAGAAGAAGCATTATCAGTAAAAGCCTCCAATACAGGCGATTGCAAAATCTCAAGATCATAATAAGCAGATCCGCTAGCGTTGTTTTTGTTATAAAGTTCGTAGTTGATTTCATCATCGCCAAGCGCAAACTTAACAATCTTGAAACTACCATCTCCCGCAGCCAATCTCATGCGACCAGTATCAGTCAATACAGCGTCGAGTATAATATCACCCGAATTATCTAAAAAAGCCATTCGTTTCCTCTCCTACAGCGATCATAATAAATAGTATATTAAAAAGGTTTTCTCTCATTCTATGAACTCTTGAGTTGTTTTGTCTTAAAATTTATATTTAAATCAAGTTTCTTGCCAGTTGATTTAGATGTTAGTCGCACCTTAAATTTCTTCCCAAATAATGATTCTTCTTCGGTCCCAAGTTTTATATTTCTGTTTCCGCCGGCGGGCTGCAATGCATTGTCATCATCGCGGAGGCCCGAGCTTTCTTCATTTAGGTATGCCTGAGATATCCTTGGAACAATCTGTATTATTTTTCTTGCAGATTTGGTGGTTATTGTAGGGTCAGGTGAGGCCATATCATAATGTCTTATGATTGGGTATCCTGCCCCTCCATCATTATATAGTTCTATTTCAAAAACCGAGCTTGGATTAGATTTATGACCATGTGTATCTACTGTCCGAAATACATAATAATATTTTTGATTTGGAACCTGAGATACTAAAGCTGTCGCTGACGAACCGTTCAAAGGCACATTAGTCGGTGAACTAGTCAGAACTGTTGCAAATAACTGTCCTGCAAAATCATCAATAGTAGCTGGGATTTGAGATATTCGGTATATCTCGAAAGCCGATGCTGAGTCATCAGTCTTAAAGGTGAGCTTACCATCATTTCTATTTTGATTGATGGCCACTTGTGCATGTTCATTAGCCTCTTCCTGATTAAAGGCTATAGGTTTAACATCTTCTTGGCCTGTAGATGTGGTAAAAAACATCTTAACACTGTTTCTATCATCAACAACCGGGAAAAATCTAATCTCTGGTTTTAATGGAGGATTATCAAATATTCTTCCTGTTGATGACAAGAGAGGTACTTCTATTAGCTTTATCGTTGGGGTTGTAAAGATGGGCACTGAAGCAGTGCGGTTATTTGGACTCTCAAACGAGTCCGAGACTGTGGTTGGAGTACCATACTGGTAGCGAGTTCCAATGACTGCTCTGTACCCAGTTACTGTATAGATGTATTCAGTGCCGTATTTAACTTGCGTGTCCACAAACTTGAACTGATTTTCATTTGACAAAAATTCTTCAACCTCAGCAGAGTTCATAAAATGAAATGTTTGTATTGGATCTTGTAATACTGGCTGAACCGGTCCTAGCCTCTTCTCAACCTTGTACATAAGCATTTCAGAATACGCTTCGTTGCCATCTATTAGATCTTGAAATGTTCGCCTATTATCATCTGCAAGATCTTTCAGCCCGTCATAGCAACCCTCTAATGCTAGAGCGAAGGCATCATTATTAGCAACTGCTGTACTAACTGAGTTAAACCCGATTGGAAGCTTTGTGAGTTGGTCATACAGGCCGGTAAGTTCTAGCGCGTTGGATTTTGAGCCGGGTGGCCCATTAAGATATGACTGGCCAGAGTTAATGCCAACAAAACTAAAATTATTTGGTGGTGGGTATGATGTTTCCACGTCCGGAGCATATGATGGCGCGTCGATTAAAGTCCAGTCTAAAAGATTTAATGTTTTAACTGGTATTTCAGAAACGCTGGTTTCTTCCAGCCCTGATCGTTTGGCTATAACTTGCGTCGAAAAAATAAAAGGTTCAGATTTTAATTGTGATGCCACATCAGGTACACCCTCTATGTCTCTAGTTAAGGCTATTCCCATTGTGCTATCTTTCATCACCTTAGCAAATTTCTTATTCTTATCAATAGGTATATTCATATCCACATACATTTGAAACAAATATTTACTGCCTTCATAATCTGCTAACAATGGCATGTTTTCAATCGGAACTATTTTGTTTTGAAGACTTAATCTTTGGCTTCTGTTTCTTATATTGCGCCTTAACTGTTTCGCGGTAGGAGACTTTAGCACATCAATATCCCTAGTGCCATCTTGTTTTGCGGTGCCTACTTTTGTGCTTTCGTCAAACATAGAGTATAAATCTGGGAGAACGACGTGGTTAGTTACTACTGCTGCTATTCTTTCGAAGTTAGCGTCACTAAAGTTATATACATAGTTTATTGCAGCCGGGGATGAAGCAGCCGAGCCCTCTACATTCAACATTTCTTCTTTTGTAATAGGGGCATCAAATGAAGTTACAAAGTCTTCATATACTATAGTAGGATCAAAAAGATTGTTAACAATATCAATCCATGATTGATCAGTAGTAGCATCTTTATCTCTAGTGTCCAACAATCTTATTGTTTGTACATGCGTAGGTACTAACGTTGGGTATGGGTTGAACGGAATTGGGTTGCCTGTTCTGCCACTAACGGAGCCGGCCGGGCGGTCTATATTCTCTGCTCGTAACTCTGCGACTGCAACACCGGGATCCACGTCGTCGCTAGGGGCACCAGTTATAACATCTGTAAAACTTTCCGTGCCATCAGCCAACGATATGTTACCGGACGCGATGTCCGCCTCTAGTGGGACAGGATCAAATATTTTATCAAGCTTAACCGTGCTATCATTTTCAAGTACAGAAAAATTTATGCCATTTTGGTTTTGGGTCCAACGGCCAAATATTGCGCGGAATCTATCTTGAGTATTCATGACACTTGGATTTGCGAATCTTGTAGTTTTTTTAGCCATTAATAACCTCCTCCAGATGGAGTTGTAGACGGAGAAGACATTGTGGCCGGCGAGTTCGGTGATGCGGTTGTGGTAGATTGGGCGCGGGCTGGTGTTGTAGTAGACGTGGCGCCTGTTGGAGCACGGGGTGTTCTTGTTCTTTGACCGGTCGCGACGGCTTCGCTAACTACCCCAGATTGTGCTTGGCCTTGTGTCTGGTCTGTTTCGATACCAAATGTAGCGCCAGTTCTTGAAATTCTTCTTGGTTGTTGGATAAAGGTGTTGGAAGTGAATTCTGGTAACAATCCAGATAACCGAGTGTTTCTTCGTATTAACCTTCGAAGTACTCGGCGCCCAGTTGTATCTAAATCTTCATATTCTGTTAAACGACTTATGAATATTGATTCTTCCGGTGTTTCAAAATCAAAATCCTCACCAGATTCATCCTGTAGTTCCACCAGTTCGGCATCAGCAGTAAGGTCTCTCTGGTTCGTTCGGGAACTTAGAATAAAAGTTGTGTTATATTCTGGCAGACTCAACTTTCTACTTTTTCCAAAATATGGTATAGTAGCGGGGCGAAGACGACACACAAATGGTCTCCCAGCATCAGATATTCTATCAAACACCTCCTTTGTGAGCATTCTATAGATAGGAGCAGAAGCTTGAATATTTTCATTCCTATCTTTTTCAAATCCAACCAATACTTCTATTTGATTAATATGGTTATAGTTAAAATAATACAAACCTGTATACTGCGAAGAACTGATTAGATCAAAGCCTTTATTTTCTAGAACAGTAAACCAGTTTTTATTGGTCCTCGGGTCATCACCCATAAAAATAGACTTTATCTGATTGGGAATTTTGGATATAAATCTTTGTTTTTTTGCTTGTGGGTTTTTTTTGTCATCATACTTTTCCAATTCTTTATCTATGATGTTTCTTTCATCCGAGGGGCGGAAGAGTTTAATTGTTTTCTTCTTTTTATTTGAAAGGCCACCGTCAGTAGATTGAATATTAGATTTTACAAATAGTGTCGAAACAGAAGTAAAATCTCTAAGCTGATTATCGTCTATTGGCATTTTAGCGAACTTGTTTGCTAAAAAGTCATTAGTAAATAAGGTACTCTCTCCTAAATATTTTTTAGATCTTAAATTTTTGCGTTCGCGCTCTTCAAGACCATAATAATTATCTTCAGCTATTGTAAAAATATTTTCAGTTTTCTTGGTGGTTAATGTTACACCATATTTGCTGATTAAGGATGCATTAACTACGTTTGTCTCATATGTATCCATGTTTACCTTAGCCTTATTCGGCCTGTAATCAGCGCGATATTCTATCGGAGATAAGGACGGTATGTAAGGGGTTGTTTTTGGTCCTCTGAAGACTTCTTTCTTTTTAGATGATAGAGAATCTCGTTCCTTCGAAGAATTGACCAGATTTGTTATCATAGAATCGTATTGGCTCACATTCCACAACCTGCGGCCGCGACCAACTAATTTTAATCTTTTTTTACCGTGATATACTACGGCGGGTGTTAAATAAGAATAGTAAGCATCTTCAAGATTTATGAACCTAGTAAAGTCTTCCGGCGTTTGTGAATCGCCTACGGGAGGCTGTAAGACTTCGGCGGCAGCGTTTCTGCTAAAATATTTTTGATTCTCCAGAGACAATCTTTGTGATAGCTGATCAGTTGTAATAACTCTCAGTCCTAAATTCTTAGATCTCTGTAGATTTAAAAAATCATACCCAACAAAATTTTGAATGTTACTGTCATGCACAGTTTTGAATTTCTTAGTCAATCGAATTGCAGACTTTGACAATTTGCCTTTAAATGCTGATGTCTTGGCATTGTAATCTACTTCGTCTATCATAGGAATATTTGTTTTTGACAGTGGAGTACCAGATCGATTTTTACCGCCTATTGCCGCAAATGAAAGTTTACTTTGTGCCAGTTGTAACATTTCAAGCATTTTTTCAATGCCAGTCACCGACCCACTAGATGGCTCTACCAGACTGTGTAATAAAAGTGAGGCCCTGACTATATCACTTTGCCTAGCATTTGTTAGGTTCCTCATAACATCACTGTACACGGCTATCGCGTTCAGCCACGGGGCCTTGGCTATACTAGATTGCACTGCTCGTCGTCGGCGCCGTCGGTTTGGCACGTTTACATCTCTGAACTCTGGTATTTTATAAATTTCTTCCATTTCTTTTATAAAATCTTCTGTAAATAAACCGGTGGTTTTGTTTGTATTTTCTGCTCTTGAAGCTACACCATAATATTCTGTCAGCGTTCCTATTGCTTGTGTTAGTTTGTTTCTTTGATCATTAACAAAGATAGCGGTTCCGTCTTGTATTTCAAAATCTACACTGTAAGAATACAAGCCATCTGTTCTTTTGGACATATCAAAGTCAGATACAGTGAAAGTTCTAATCCCTTCTGATCCTTCGACTCCTAATTTTATTTCTCTTATGCCACCGGTTACTACTTTTTCGGAATCTTCTAGGGCTGGGTTTAAAGATTTCTTGGTTCGGCGAGGCTGAACAACATTCCGCTTGGACTCACCGCTTTGCGCGACGAGGCTTTGTTGCTCTAAGTCGTTTAATGTAACAACTTCATTTTTTGATAAACCTTGCTTAACACGGCTTCTTAACACAAAAAGATTTTTTATTCTTGTGTTGTTCATAATACGCCTCTTTGCCGACGCGTCTGCGCGGCGGAAGCAAGCACCAAATTGTGATTTTTCTGCTATTACCTTATACATGTCAAGATGAAAAATAAATCGAAGTTGGTTGATCTCATTGAAAGCATACTCAGGTTCTGTTATATAAAGATTTTTCTTTATTATTCTATTGCCTTTAGCTCTTTTGTTTTCCAGCTTTTTGTTCAACCTCTTCTTTTCTGGTCGTAAAAGAAAATCTGACTGTTTTATATCTTCAAGAACCCTAAAATCTCGAACTACTAGGTTGGGAACTTTTCTTTTTTCTAATCGAGGGTGGGCTTGTGGGCCATGAAAGGCGCCTGCCATGAACCCAGAAGGTTCGTGATAATGTATTGGGCCGGCCCACAGTTTTTTGTCAGGTAATAAATATATACTTGATCCTGTTGGTACTTCGCCAGCTTTAATAACCCTTTGTGAAACTGCGGTGCCTTGGAAAAACCTTCTGGAAGATTTTACACCGGGAGATTTGTGCAAATAATACTCACGCAAATCAACAAAAGTAGCAGCAAAAACTGACAAATTTCTTGGTCTGTAGCTTGGGATTTCAAAAGTAACTTCATACGTTGTGCTATAAACTTTTTTACCATCTATACTTTCAACTTTTTGATCTAATATAGGAGTTTCGTTTTTTCTTAGGCTTATGTTTTTTTCTATAACTTGAGACCGACGTTTTAGTTTTTTCAAATACTTAGGTGTAAAATTGCCATCCTCTAAGTTTTCTATTGCATCTTGAGTACGAGCTAACACAATTTTTAAATTTAAGAACTCATTAAACTCACTGTTATTGTACCAAGTTGTATCTCCATCTTGTTTTATTCTTTCTTTAATGGTAACTTCTGTTTTTATCTCTAGAGACCTGCCAGCAGGAGATACATCTCTAAATCTAGGACTAATCTTTTTCGGCTTTTTCTTGCCATACTTGTTTTTTTGTAGCCCATCATCAGACTCCAAATCATAAGATACTCCATTTCTACTTCCCGGTGTTGTGTTCGGGAGTAGAGTTACTTTCTTAATGTACACTTTTGGCAAGGCAGTGTTAAAAATGCTTGGAAAATCAACTTGTATTTGCATAAACTAGAACCTCATATACCTAAGTAGTTTTTGATTAATAATCTGAACAATCTTCGTCCAACGCGTCGGAGCCGTAAATATTTTGCCGAACCGGGATTGACAGGTCCGGGCAATTAATGTCAATATCTGTATATAGACTCTTGCCGGCCGCTTTGATCTTTGATATTGATTTACATAGAATAGTTTCGGAGATTTCATCATCTACGTTGATGTCAAAAAAGTATCTAACAAACGTTGGATCGATTTCCGGGGCGGCGCCGGAGACTCGGCCTGCTTTTATTTCAGCCTCTTTTTTATCTATTAGTATATTGTTTTCTACCATTTGGAGCGGCTTTATGAAATTTAAAGGATTTAGTATTTGTTCTCCGCTAGCGCCAAACTCATTTGTTATTTCAAAAACTTCTATATCATAGTTTTCAAAGTCAAATGGTGCGTTAAGTTCCTCAAGTGTAAATATTATTTGTTCTGGCCCAACAACAATTTGCTTTCCATCACTGTAAGTTGTGCCCGGAGTTAATGAAGGATCTACTTCAAATTGTACCGCTTCATCGGCTGGGAACTCCGGATCAATAACTTTTATTTTATACTCAATATCAAACTCCAATTGTGGTATTTTCTGTAACTGATGTGCTGTTGAGGCAACCCCTGACACGGTTCGGGAACTGCCGGTCAAGTTAAACTCTAATCCTTTAATTTCACCAGCCAAGAATTGGGCGCGGAAAGCCGGGGTTTTAGTTGATTCATAGTCAGAAGTACCAAGCGACATCGGCATAACATTGAGTTTCTCATAAGTACTTAATCTAACTCGATCAACTAGGTCATTTTGCCCATCAAACAAGTATTCGTCGCAGCCGGTGAAAGTATGTTGTGCTTTTAACAACGGCGTCTCATCTTGTATACGACTTTCTATAACGTTTATGCTTCCAGTAGCCGTAATATCACCATACTGTGAGTCATAAAGAACATTATCATCAAAAAAAGCATAAAATTCTGGTTTCCACAGGCCTTTTGATAATAAGTGGCGACCATATTGAGTCATTTTTATATCTAAAACTTCTTCTTTTGGATTGAAAAATTTCATTTATTAATCCCCCGCTGGTCCAACATCAACAGCCTCATCTCTACTAGTCCTATCATTTAATGCGTTCTGTGCAGCTTCGCGTTTCTGCTTCTTCATATCTAGGTTATTTTGTGTCGGTTTAAATTCAACTTCAGCATCTATATCAGCAACCTCAATCAAAGAGAAGAAATCATATGGCCAGTTAGAAGTATAGAAAGGAATGTCTGCTCTTTCGGAGCTTTCGATCTGTTTAAAATAATTTGATTTCGCGCGTTGCTTGACCTTAAACACCATCCACTGAAGTTCTTCGGGGAACTCAACCCTTGGTGGTTTAATGCCTTGCTCATCTGCTTCTAGAGCATCAAGAACATTAAAATTCAAGAGTTGGTTTGCAAGAAGAGGGTGCGAAACTGTGGCCATTGCCTCTTCGCACCTTGTTCCAATTTTGGGTGAAAGGTTTTGCCATATATGCGACAAATCATCTTGACTAAGTTTATGAGAAAACTCAAATATATACATTGCTATTGGCTCAACAGCGTCGTTTTGAACAAAATCAAATGTTGGAGGGAAAACATATTTTTCCATCAATCTTTGTTGTCTTAGAATACTGTTGCCGGCCGCTTTATCAAAAAACGGTTTTTCGAACTCGGTTCGAGCTACAGGAACATTGAAAAATTCTTTGTCTCCATCTACATCTATAAATGGTACCGCTACAACAGCTTCAAATATAGTTTTAGATGATGGCATTTCACCAATTCTAACTGGTTCGGTTGGGAAACCACATATATCAACCAAGGATAATGGAGAGTCTGTTGTTGACACAGTTTTCCGGCCCGCAGCGTTATCAATCGCATTTCTATCAATTTTCATATTTTGCGGAATTTTATAGCCATTTAAATCTTTAGCTACAGCATCAATGGCCTCGGCAGAATTAGTACTGCCACCTTTTGCAAAAATTGAGAAGGTTCTCATGCCCTCTGAAACAGCATTTCGGAGATCAAACTTGCCGGCCGGGTCAAATATAATACTAGAAGATGGGTGATTATTGATAAAGTTATCTGGAATATCAGTGACCTGAATATAAACTCCTTCCGCATCGCGCGGGATCCTGCCAAATTGGTGCCACATACCCCTTGGTACAACACTATTAACTGCTCTTTGATAATCATTCAAACTTCCGATTGTTCCATTGAATGTTATATCTGACATACCAAGATATCCAAAGTTTAGCATCGGTGTCTCAAATTTAGTTTGGATACGCCAACGGTCGTCTCCTGCATTGAAACTTCCATCACCTAATCCACTTTCTGCTAAATCAGCCGAAACAGCTTCAGCCGCCAAGCTTCCCACTCCGCGAGCTTTAGAAAAAATATTAAGTGAGGCATCCAGATGCATTGCCCATCTATTAGCCCAAGGTCCACCCATTGGACCGATGTCACTTCCAGTTCCGTGGTATGTTGATCCCGTATCTTCTGTCGAAAAATTGGTTCTTAAGGCTTCTTGGTCAAAGCGCCAACGAACCACATAAGTACCCTCGCCGCCAAATCTAGAGCCTTGGCCAAATTCGTAGTCTAGGATAGCAGAACCAGAAGAAAACTCAGTTGAAGCTAAATTATGTAAATCAGAAACTGTCACTGTTCTTGTGGTGTTGTTTATTACTTCTAGACCTGTGGAACCGCTATCAAAAGATTTGTAGGGATAGTAAATAAGATCAATCCAAGACTCACCATCAAAATAAGGCGGAGTATGTGATGCATAACGCCCTCGGGCTGGAGTCATCTCTCTAGAACCAGTAATACAATATTTTTGTTGCGACATTACTTGCGACCCTGTGCCTGCGAGTACTGGTGGGCCGAAGGCTGATGGGCGACTGTACATGGTGAAGTCTGTAAGGGAGCCACTTATATATTGTGGGACCTGAAAGTCTCCCCAGTCTCCCGAGGTTTCTTGTTGAGATCCTGATTCAAAACTACGATACATTTTAATACGCATACCATAAGGCTGGCCCGGAGTTACAGCCTTAAATTCTTTTTGAGGTGCTGACAGAATCTCTGTTGGTTTTCCGTCTTTGATAAAGACATCCAGCGAGGAGGCCAAAAAGTTGTGCATCATATTCTTGTATTTTGTGCCTTGTTCGCTGCTTCCCCAAGAAGCCGTAACATTTATCCCTGCAAAAGCACTTGGTTCATCATCAACAATATTTTTACCATAAATATATTTACCCGGCTCAAGCACTGTCTCGAATGGAACACGATAATCCCAACCATCATTATGTGATACTATATTAAAACCAGCCAAAAGGCCCGTGAGGCCATTTTTTGAATCATTTCTTGAGTTAGAGAATATGCCCGCAGAAGCTGTAGCCACCATTCTGACTCCGGTGTTTGCGCTTGCTCCATCTCCGGCCATGATCATTTTACCAACATTGTAGGAGCCAGTCATTATCGGGTAGTCAACTGCAACTCCCGATTTAATAGTATTGTACACAATTCCGGGTGCAAAGAAAGGTTTGAGCATTGTTCTCCAAGCAACTTGATATGTGTTTTCGGCGCCTGTTGAAGAAGAAAGTTGTGTAAGCGGGGCGTAAGATGCGGAGAATGCAGACGCTAGCTGTAGAGTTCTTTCGGCAGGATAGAAGCCGTCGTATGGGACAAACTTTTTGACTGCTTTGCATCTTAACTTCACCTTTGCGGGCTCCAATATTCCGCCTTCTTTAAGACCATCTTCTCGAACAACTTCAAAGTGTTGCATAAAATCAGAGTTGGTGAATATTTTAAAGAAGTGAGGATATCCACTATTCTGGAGATACCCCTCTTGACTGGGAACACCGGGGAACTGAAATAAGGCTGGGTTTTCTGTGAGGTAATCAAAACCATTTTGTTCGTAAAAATCTATATGATCTTCTATTCTAAACTCCGGTATAATAGAGCGGCCGCGTGTTTTTGTTTTTATATCCGAATAAAAAGCATCATAATCATCATAGAATGGTGTTGCTCGTTCTTTAACAAAAACACTTGATGTGCCTTCGTATCTTCCTGCCAGATTGGGTGCATCCCAAAATGCTTCGCCAGCACCAATGGAGCTAGTTAATAAGAGGTAAGATGTTCCAGAGAAAATAAAAGCCGATATATCTATTTGTTTTCTCATGCCTGACATACCACATACCGAAGAAGTGTAAGGATTGATATGCTTTCTAGCGTACAAAGCTCCTGCTCGAAGTTGAGCTATTTCACCATCGTCTGAGCGATCTATTTCAAAGTCATCTTGTTGGTTTCGAACAAAATGAGTGTATAAGTTCTGAAGCTCACCGGGCTTATAGCCATCTGCATTATTAGCGTTAATACCACCAGTTGGATATCCGGCTAAAGTAGTTAAATTATTCTGATTTGTGGTAGATAACAATCCATCAAGTGCCCATCGACTTTGAAAAGGCGCTAGCTGAAACGACACATTTGAGGATCCCTGACCCTGACTATTAGTGTTTTTCTCCCGTTGGGTTTTTGAGTATTCTGTAAGATTTTCCGCGTTGGCTGGCGGTGTGGAAGGCCAAGTTCTATCAGAGCGTGCATCACGCCAGAAGTTGTTACTAAAATTGTTGCGGCCGCGAGTTAAGGAAGTATATGCAAAATTTCTGGGTGGATAGACTGTTTCTCTATATTTTAAACTATTAATCTGAAGTATTGGTTTTTGTTCGTCTAGGAAACTATCATATATGCTGAAATCGTCAACAATTTGTCTATAAGAGGTTTTCCTTTCGGAAGCTTCTAGAACATCAGCATCTAATAACCTGTCTACAACATCTTGGTTATCAAAGGTTATTACATCATTAGCAAACGATGTCCTAGCTACAACATTTGTTGATTTGAGAACTTTACTATTTTGTTGATCATCCCTAGCTTCTAATTCAAATACCACAGGGAAATAGCGATCTGTAACAACTGATTGGCTTATTAAAATATTTTCTGTCCTAGATTGAACTTTTGCTCTCCCGCCAGTTGGATCTGTTTGGCTGGAAATGATCACCGGATCATATGTGTGCGAATAATAATTATTTTTTCTATGATACCTTACTAAGCCAGTCTCTCCTACTCGTATTTGCTTCCATGTTGGATGACCATAATAGCCATTACGTTTTGTCAAAAGCGAGTTTAATATTAAGCCGGCGCCACGGGAAGCAGATGTCTCTATCATATTAGACACTGTAAAGAGAGGATTACCGTTTGTGAATGATATAGGTTGTGTGAGCGTACCTAAGCCATATTTATTAAAGCCGACCTCTGGTGGATAGGCTACGGCTAACGGGATTGATCCCACGGATTTCACATAGTTGGTTGATTCAAATCTACCATATGTTTTATTGAGCGTTTGAAACATTTGAAATCTAGTGTTGTCCATCGCTGATGGGCTAGTATAAAGTCTACCATACGGAGCGCCGGCTGCATTGAAAATATACCCTCCGGTACCGGTCTCTTTGTCGAAGGGGGTGACACCCAAAACAGTATCGACTACCCACTGAGTGACGTATTCGCGATCTTGGCCGATTATAAACTCTTGGGGATCAGAAAGGTTTCCACCAAATAATACTTGATTCGTTAAGAACGTAAGTGAACTATTAAAATCGTGTGTTTTGTCAATGGCGGAGGGGTTGCCGCCCCTACTTGGTAAGTAAGTAAAGGGAGCAACTTTAGGTCCTACGAAAGTAGAGAACAAGTCTCCGTAAATACCACCAATGTTTAGATGAGTGGTTTGAGGTATAAAATGATCATTAGGATTAGCAGCGGGCGCGAAAGAACCTGAAGATCCAGATATATCGTAAACACCTTTGCTGACTAAACTACCACGGCCCGTAAGTGTTTCGGTTGCTGTGGTAGTGGTTGAATATGTTATAGTGCCGGGAACAGAGCCTATCTCGCTTGCACTAACAAAGTTAACTGCTGATTCATACCTAAACCCATTGGCTGAACTCGACACTCTGGCTAGGCCATCATACGGGAAATAACCATATACATTATTGGCTGCGCCGAATGCAGAGTTAAATCTATCAGAAGAAGCTGTAATCCAAGCGTATTGGAAATCAGATCTTGGAATCATATGTTGTACATAATAGTTGTCGAACACTGTTCCTGTAACTGGAGTGTCGGAACCTGTGTCATATCCTTCAAGCCTATGAAGCGGGTTTCTATTAACTTTGTGAAAGCTTGCTGTTACATTAGTTGCTGATCCACTATATCCTATAGGTGAAGCTATAGAACCTGATCTAAGTCCAAACTGTGCGGAGTGTTCTGATAATAAAGTTTCTAGCGGGTCGCGAACGGTTGTATTTCTATAGTTTAGGTTGTTGTATGGGCTAAGTTCTGCTGCCTCAAAGTCAAGACCGGGGCCACCCTGACTATCACCTGCTGTTTCAGGACCACCGGGTGCGGAGAAACGATTAACTATAACGTGTTCTGTTCTGCGGCGAATAGGCTTGGCGTAGTCTGTGACGTGATCAATATAGCCAACCTCATCAGCGCCAGCAACAGAAATCGTAAAGTTATCTCTTATACCCTCTGACTTTACAAACGCAGAGTTGTTTTGAGTTCTACCAGTTGTTTGAACTATTTCATAACTTGCAGAATAGTTGCCCATTGCAACCGTGCCAAGGGAACCTGTTCTGTGTTTGATGTTTTTGGTGTTAACGGGGCGCTTGGCTGTTTCGTCTCTGCGGTAGTTGGGGTTAGATCCGGGCATGTTTGTATTAATTGAACCATCGGATGCACCTCGGGCTTTGGCGGCGCCGACCTCAGAATTTCCAATATCTAATTCCCAAGCCTCTGCCCTGTTTAACGCTGTATCTGATCCTTTATTTAAATCGGTATGCCGGTGTCTATTTCCGCCGACGTGGTGGTTAGTAAAAGGACCCTGCATAGGTACTTCATAGTCGTCACCATAAGAATCATTGTGATAACCGGCGAACTCTTCTTTATTGAAGTCTGGTTTGAGTTGATAAGTTTGCCATTGTTGTCCATAACCGCCAGCAGGCGAAACAGATGAACTAAATATTATAAAAGGCGTAACAAATTTTGTTCCGGCTAAAACACTAGATGCTCTAAAAACTGTAGCGCCGTTGGTGCCGACGGGTGTCTCGGGATTGATTGCGGTAAATCTTCTTTTTTCTTGCTTTATAACAGGCCTTAGTTCCTCTTCTGGAAGAGTAAACATCCCTTGTTTTTCAAAATTTACCTGCTCAATATTATTAGTAAGATCCAATGGTTGGTCAAACATCAGGGGAAAAAGAGCATCCGGCTTGTGGTTTCTTGGGTAGTTGTACCCACCGCCGATATCAGGGACAATGGCTGTATCAAGCTTGTATTGCCTTGTGAAGCGTCTTGTGGCGTAAGCGGACCCTTCGTATATCCCAGAGGCTCCGGTGCCGTCATTAAGCGATGGGGCGCTTGCAGAGTTGAATAACTGGATGATAGTGAGAATGTCTTCTCTTGCTGTGTCAATAAGCGCGGCGGTATTAAATGCTGTGTTGTTTCTTTCTGCTCGGTCTTTCCACCAAAGGGAGTGTTCGGTTTGAGAGTTAGTTAGGGGGGCGTGACCAAACTGCCAGTCGTATTGTAGTTCTCTGGTGCCCTTGACCCTGCCTTCTAGAATAGTTTCGTCAAAGCCACCAGCTTTTGTGCCAGTTCCAGAGTCACCTTGTTTGATCTGGTTGTATTTGTGTTGATACTTGGAGCGATTAAGAACATAATCTTCAACTATAGTGCGAATCTCATCGGAGACATCAGCAGAAGCAGGAGCAAACTGTTGTAAGAAAATGTTAAGTGAAGAATCAATCCAATGATAGTAATCAATAAACTTGTCGAGGTCAGGGTTGTTTTGGATCTTCTCAAAGAAAAGTTCTCTTAAAAGTCTTAAACTCTTGTATTCACCACGATACTTATGAACAACTTCACCGATAAGGTTGTTGAACTCAACAATAGACGAGAACATATTGATCATTTCTTGTGAAACGATACCGTACATACTCTTTTCAAAGGTGTAGTAGGTCTGTGAGATGGATGCATCTCTTGGGTAAAGTTCATCATCTCTGGACAGAACATTTACATCATCGTTGGTATTAACAACTTCGGGCAGTCTTTGTTGTGCTGATTGAACAAACTGCTTGGAGATGACATCCGTTGAACTGTATGCGCTAACCCCAAACTGTCCTCGGCCTGCGAACTGTTTATTAACATTTGTAAGTACATTCTCTTGCGGGTATCTGCTGGTTAGCCCTGTTGAACCAGATGATGCATCTTGGACCGAAAAGCGGCCAGTGGCGTCTGTTGTAGTGACCTGCGAATAATCCCAATTAAGAGCAAGAGAAACAGACTCTGGGATAGTTGTTTTAATCGCCGGGTTTAGGCTTGCGTCGTCAGAGTCGTTATAGAACAACAAGTTTCTGCTAGGGTTTCTTGTTCCGTAGTTTTCGGGGTCAAGGGCGTGTGATTTGATAACATCGTCATCTAAAAAGGTTGTATATACTCGTAGTGAGGATGCTAAGATATCAGTCTGATGGCCTACTGCGCCTGTATAATTTGTTCTTTGTGAGCCGACGAAGTAGCGATAAGGCAAACTTGGCCCTAAATTGGAGGATATTGATGAAGTTGTTAAAACAAAACTATTTCTTACGACTCCATTTTCTACGTTATAGCCAACAAAGCTAACCTCTTGGTTTCCGAAAGAAGCAGCCCCATCACCTGATGCAACAGAGCCCGTAGAGTATGGCCAGTTTTTTGATTTAACTCTTATCGCCAGATTCCATTTCTGGTTGTCGTAAATATTTGAGTAAATGTCACTTGTAAGTGGATTTGTAAATAAGTTAGAATCAAGAACAAAATAAGCATCATTTGAGTTTTGTTGTGTGCGAACAGCATAAGCAACAAGCCAAGGTGCGGTGGCTGGGTTATTGCTAAACGCTGCGTCAAAGATTGCTGGGTCTGCTGATGCTGATGCTTTACCGTAGAGGGACGCTGTAACAAAAGGTGTATCAAAATATTGCGAGTTAGCAAACTCCATCTTTCTTGGGAATATAACTTCTAGTTCTGCGGTTTGAGCAAAAGCGTTATTTGGCGAGGATGCCGAGAAGAAAGATATGCCAGTTGTTTCACCAGTGTTGGCTCTCTGATAAACAACCCCATCAAACCTATCAGGGTGGTTAAAGTCAACATAGTTCTTTCTAATAACTCTGTCTTGTCTTGTTTCTTGGATGTCAAAGGTTTGATTGCTTGCATATGCGTTGAATCTAATAACATCTTCACCGATACCGTAACAGCGGATAAGGTTTCTAAATGCTTTTTCTGTACCCTTTGACTTATAAAGATAGATAAGGTTGTTGTAGATGTTTTTGTAAATAAGGTTCTTGGTATCGTTAATATCAAGAGTGTAGCCTTCGGTGTCGCTTCTGTTAGCGAATCTTTGGAGCAGATCTGCGTCCACAAAGATTTCTGGGACTGCCAAGCCTCGGGAGCTTAACAGGTTCTTCATAAATGGTGTAGGCTTGTCGCTGCCACTTAAGTATGTATTATCTGCTAATGTGGGCAGGGACTCAATTTGCAGGTTAAGTGTGTCCATATAGGAGCCAAGGATCTGCGTAAGCTTTCCTAACTCTTCACCGCCTGATGTTTCGTCTTCTTCTATGATCCAGCTTGGGATAGAATCTTTTATGCTTGCTTGGTTTTCAAAGTCGTGGACGCTACCAGATGCGACCAATCTGTCAAGTGCTGAGACAACATCTGGATGGCTTGCATAGATGATTGGGTCTTTGAACTCTGATGTGGCTGCTCCAGCAGCAACAATAAGCGAACTGCGCTCGGGCAGGAGGTTGGCATTTCTTACTAGTGTAGTGGTAGCATCAGTGCCGTAGTTTGTGATAGTTCCATTTGTAATGCGGCCTGAATAGTCTAAAACAGTGGTGTCAGTTGTTGCATCCCCTGTAATGCCCTCGTTAAATTTGTAGTATACACCGAGTTCTGCGTTTGCTATTTCGTTATTTGTGCCGCCGCGAACTTGTGTCCAATAGTTTTGTTGTATTTCTTTTTCTGTTCTCTCGGCTTTCCAGTACCTAAACTCGTCGTAGGCACTGCGAATACTGGTACCGTATCCATCCATATCTGTACCTATAGAAGTACCTGATGGGTTCGTTAGGAGAGCACCAATACGGCCTCGGAGGGCGCCAGTGACTTCATTTAGGGCGACTGAAGAGCCTGTTGTTGTGGTTAGAACACCATTAATATATGTTTTAACAGTTAAACCCAGAGTTGACCCAGAACTAAAAGCAAAAGCCAAGTGACCCGGTGTGGGAGATGAAGTATTAACATATTGTGGTGGGATTTGAGCAGCCACAGCAGGATCCAATAACTCAAGTTCTTGGATTCCAACAGTGCCTGAATATGCGTTTAGATAAATACCTTTAAAGGCTGATGAAGAACCTGAAGCGTATACAGTTAGGCGACCATATTGAGCCGAACTTGAGGCTTCTCCGTTCCATAAATCAAACAAAGCGTGTCTGGATTGTCGGCCAAACGGGCCGGTGGCACTTATCAGGTTTCCTTCGGTTCCTTGCCAAAACTCAACAGTGAGCCCTTTGCTAGGAAGATTGTAAGTTAAGTTACTTTCTCTTGACCCAACTCTGTCTAATGCAAGCGTACCATCAGTTTGATAAATATCTGTATCGTAATAGTTGGAACCAGTGAACTGTAGGTGGAATGAGCCAGTTGTCATCCCTCCTGCTATAGCATTTGGACCGCCAAAAAATGTAATGTTTGCTGCGTTTGTTTGTTGGCCAAACTGGTTAGTAGCGGATCCGCCGCCGTTATTTGTAGGAAACCGAACGTGGCCAAGCGTCCTAGGATACTCATTCTCAAGGATATGTAGGTCAAGGTAGTTGGACTCGTTGTTGTAGCGAGTTATCTCTTCTTCGGAGCCATCATACGGGTATTGAGTGGCAACTCTGTGGAATGAATCCCTATAGTATCGCTCGGCTGATCCATAAACAGCAAAGTTGGCTGGATCACTATAATCCACCTGTGGTATAAAACGATTAATCCTCTCGATCTGCTCTCTGACGTTATCCGCAGATTCAAGCTCGGGGACGTTCTTGACTACCTCTTCTTCTAGGTTAGTCGAGACGAGTATGTCGTTTGTTTTATTTGAATCAAATAGTTTTTTGATACTCATACTTTAACTACCTTAGTTATTCAACTCTAAATTTAAAGATTTCTGATTGCTCAACCCAACTCCCTATATCTTCGTTATAGAATGCTAGTTTTATACCGTTAACATATCCGGGCTCAAAAAGTGCCATATCTAAATCAAAATAGGATCCGGATGTGTCATATGAAAGGAAAGTATAATATGGTGTGCTTCCCGTTCCGTGTGGTATAATTTTTAGATCATCTATAACCCTGAAGACTTCGAAAGAGCCACTTTCAACAATTTCAACCTCTGGCGTGCTTACCGCCTTAGTGTAAATAGTTGGTGTCCAATCTTTTTGGCGACTGTAAACTCTAAAACGTGCAGTCTCTTCAGGACGATACTTTTCTCGCAAGTTTGTTATTGTAACCACATAATCGTTTGTGGGGGCATTGTACATGTTTGTAATGGTTTTGGGTTCGATTGTTCCTGTACCGTATTGGATGCCCGTTGAGGCATCGGCCGATGAGTTATCTAGTTTAAACCATATGTCATTGATCGTTGTAAGGGGGGTAGCAGCAGCCGTCATAGCAAATGAGGCCGAGTATATACCAGTAGAAACATGACCGCCTGTGACCGCAAATAAACCTGTTGATAGAACGTGGGTGCCGTCTGCCACAAGTGAGATAGCTGATCCAGTGGGTGTGCCTGCTGAAGAGGAGAAGATGCTTACGCCTATATTATCTGTTCCAATATCAGGTATATTACGAAGTCGTCCTCTAAAGTAGTTATAAAAGAAGATAGTATTTAGATTCTCAGGTCCAGTAGCTAAAGAACTGCTATAATAAAAGTTTCCTCGGTCGTCCTCAATTGAAGAATCCCAGCGAGCCTCAATATTTGGTTGCTTATAGAAAAACTCTGTACCTCTTGCGAAGAATCTTTTTGTATAATATGATCTTGCAGCAGTGGAATAAGTGTTAGATAAAAATACACCGACCCCTTCGTCTTCTTTTTGTCCAAGATTAGAGGAGGATAGCCACTGTTCTACAAGCGGTGTAATGTCTAGTTCTATGTCTTCAGTGCCGTCATCGAAGGATGCGGAGAAAGAAGAAGATGTATCGGAGAAGTAATCGCCGCCTGTTGTAGCCCAAGCGCCGGATCCACCAGTAAAACCCACGGTAAAACTAACGCCGTTCATAACACCAGATGGTATTGCGCTGTTACCTGCCACTCCTCCTACATTTTGTGTTAAGGTCATAAATCCACTGTCCGATAAAGCACCAGAAAGCGAAGTTATAGACATCTTAAGTGTGCCAGCCGTTATGGCAGCAGACAAAGCATTGTGAACTGATGTTATTGCTTTAGCTGCTGTGCCGTCAAGGCTGGTACCTATTAGTGTTGCGGTTGATTGTGTCTCGGTTTTGCTACTATCCGATGTAAATGTAACGGACGTACCATCAGTATTTATAAGAGTAAAACTTTGGCCGTTGCCGCTTAAATTTTGATCAACTTGGAAGCGCATTGTGGCAGCGACTTGATTTGTTTGACTATTTACCCAGTTGGAAGCACCAATGTCTTTGTAACCTTCCATATCAAGGCCTGTACCCTCATTCCAAGAGCCTGAAATGGCTGAGACATCCATTGTGTATGATTTAGGAAGAGTCTGGCTGTGGGGTGCGTTGTAGAGTCTTAAAAAGAAGTTTACATTACCACTAACAGGAATAACTCCTGCATCTCTGTCTGCTTTAATAGAATCGGTTGATGCAGTGCAGTCAAATTTAATCAGTACTCTAGCCTCCTCCGTAGAAGTGGAGTTTGCTTGGCCATAAATTGAAAACACCTCCAGAATATCAGAGGCCCCCATGTTGGACCCAGTAGCTCGGGTAACTAAATTCTCTTTGAAAGCGTTTGATATAGTATTATCTTTTTTAGCGTAGTATCTTTTAATACCCATTATCTTACGGTTCCTTTAATATCTATTCTTGGGAACTTGATCTCAATTATTACATTGTCTGGGACTGATAAGTACCTGCCATCGAGGGACATATATTGATCAATGTTAAGGGCTGAGGATGAGTAGTTTCCTCCAGACTTACTGACAAGCTTCACTCTGGATGTATCCACCACGCCGCGCACCTTGTTGAGTTCTGTATATACATCGGTAATATAAAACCTTTCTCCTATAAACATCGGAGATGAGTATTTTCTTCTAAGTGCTTGTATACAAGAATCTAACACTTCGTATTTGTTTATTTCTTCGCTTGATACAACCTCAAAATCGATAGCTATATTAACTATCTTAGCATCCAGAATATCTACCGTATCATTGATCATGCGATATCTGTTTAAGTGAACTTTTAAGTTTTCCTTGATAGCATTGTTTGTAGTAGCCATTTTACCAAATGAGTTCTCAGAGATAACATAAATGTTTAGATTTCGTTTCAATGAATCTTGGTCTCTGACAACTCTTGCGCGTTTGACGGAACCAAACTTGCCGGGCATCATATAAACAAGAGCTTCGTAGTCTTGCGAAGTAACAGCCCTGTTTTGACTAGAAAAAGCCATCATAGCTTCTTGTCGAACTTCTTCGCGTGATGGGATTGCTGTTGAGCCAACTAGAGGCTCTTCATTTGAACACTCTATACTAGCAACAACATCCCTTGCTGCTGCTGTATTTGCTATAGTTGGGTCGTTAAACTCAAAAATAGGATTAGCTACTGCCGTGATTGATCCAATAGCTGCGTTAGCATTTGAAGCAGTATTTTCTCTGAACCTTATTGTTAGAGTTGTGTTTGCTGGTCCTATGCCCAACTTGTCATTTCCAACCAGATTAGATGGATCAAAGGATACATCAGTAGTATAGTCTTTCGCGGCCCTTTGCAAGACTACATTTGCCGGGTCGGCGATTGTCTGTGAAGCTGTTTCAGAATCAGAGCCGTGGCCAAAAGTTAATGTAACTCCATTAATATCTCTTTCAACTGTAAATCGGCGCGCAGCAACAAATGGTCTCATAAGTGATGGAGCATTTTGTCTTGTATTTTCATCTCTATTGGGAACAGCCTTGTATACAACATCTTGTGTTAAGTATTCAACTTCAAAATATTCGTGACCTTGTGAATCAAATACACTGGTTATTTCTACTAGGTTCGCGTTGTTTATACGAACCGTCTTAAACTTTTGGAACGCACCTACAATCTCAGTAGTTTGGCCAAATATGCCTGATATTACCTGCCCTTCGGCCTTAACAGCATAACTTGTGGGTACGCCTGTTGTAGTATCGGTCTGCGCGGCTACTACTTCATTTGATGGGTCATCAAAACGAACATCATCTGTCAAAATAAAAGAGGCGCCAGAATCAGACTTAACCACGGTATTTGCTTTTAATATTGGCATATGGGTTGTTCTTGGGCCGAGACCGACTGATGTGGCCGGAACTATTGCATAAAAAGAAACCATACCAGAAGTTGTTTTGGCTCCGGTATATTTGTATCCCATCTGCTTGGCTATTCGAAGAATATTTTTAAAGTCAACGGCCGTATCAATAAAAGACTCGTTAACCTGATAGTCAAGATAGAATGACATAATGTCGCCGACATAAGCGACCGTATCAAGCATTAAAGAGCCAAAGGAGGCCTCGCTGAAATCTTTAAACGTGTCGGGGTAATATCTCTTTGTATAGTTTATGAGATCTTCCCTAATGGAATCAAAATCTCTGCTAGTATAATCTATGGGTACATTTCTTCTGGCCATCTAATGTTTCTCCCTCTTTAAATAGTATTCAAACAAACATTTAAACACATAGATTAATAGCCGCCGCCAGATCCACCAGAACCGCCACTAGTAGATGTGGAGGCTCCGGAGCCCGCATCGATGGTCAATTCTGAAACAACGTTTGCGGCTGGTATCGAGTATTTTATTCTTATGACTAAGCCGTTGTCGTCTGTCTCACCGACTATTGCGGTTTGTGGTTTATACAATTCAAGACTCACTAACTCAATATATGGCAAGTATTTTTCAACTTGAACTTGGATTCTGTTTCTGATTCTTTCTCTTGTATCGTTATTATTTGGTTCAAAGAGGAAGTTTCTGATGCCAACTCCAAACTCTGGGATCATTATTCTCTCGCCGGGGGAGGTTAATATGACCATTTTTAAGTTTTGCGATGCCATATCAGTTAAATTTTTATGTAATGTATATGGTCCATCCACCGTATCTACTGTAAGTGGTAGAGCTATTGCTAAACCTTGAGCCATTATTTATTCCTCCACATTAATATATAGTTAGTCGCACAAGTCGCCGTCATCGTTATATGGATTACCTGTAACTCTAAGGCCCCTTTCCCACCAACGAAGCCCATCTTCAAAGTTAACCTTTGGTCGGATTGAGTTTCTTAAAGAATCGGCACTATTCTTTGGATCCCTATCGGAAGACATATCAAAATCAAGAGCTTGTGCTGCTTCATAGAAACTTTCGAATACTCTTCTTGCAGCCTGACGGGACCTTTGAAAAGCTTTCTGTGGGCTATGGTTCCACTTTCTAAATTTCTTGTGAGGTTTTCCGCCCGGATATTCCCATACGTCCCCACCTTCGTTTGGATAGCCGGTGTTGCCTATTGATGATGTAAAACCCATTGTTGAGTACATCGCGATCAAAGAAATAAAACGAGGCAACGGGAAAATATATTTAAACATTGTTCGGAACTCAGGAGTTTTTTGCATCTCAGGAATCAAACAATAAACATCATAAGAATCAGCCTTAAACAAATCGTATTTTTGATCTGGTATTGGAAGCTCTCCGGATGCAACAGGTATAAGGTATCTGGTTTCTCCTGCGCGATCGACGACATTAAATGCCTTATTTTCTCTGGAAACAGACTCTGGTATTGTGTTCATGACCTCTTCAAATGCGGCGTTGTCCTCCTTAGCAACAAGGTAGCTTAGTCGCAGTCCAAAACTCCATCCTTCCCACAAGTCAGATATATTACCCTCTATTCCTCTAGAGGCCACATTTTTAACATATGCTTCCCAGTCATCTATATTTACAATGTCGTAAAGATTTGAAGATCTATCCACGTCAGATCCGGGGGCTTCTTTTTCTTGTATTCTAATATATTTTTCCAGCACAAATGGCCAGTAATTATTTGTAACAAAGCTCACCGAATCATTAGATCCTCGCCGGACCGGACCAGCCTCTATCACATAATCGGTTGGATCATTTACATCGCCCATAACATTATAAGGACCCTCGGCATCTACAGCACCACGAACCCAATCAGGACTAAGAGCCATGAGATTATTAACATTATTGACCACTGGCGGGATTGCATTTGACAGCTTATCCCTTAAAAATGTAAATTCTTCTCTAACGTACCTTCTTAAGAACAGGAGCGCGTCTTTTTCGGTGCGGCCAACAAAATCTTTAAATGCCCTGTCTTTTGCATTTTTAGCAACTCCCTTATTAAACCTGTTACTTCCTGCGCCAATACCAACCGCAGAGGCAGCAGCGGAAGTAGAGAAAAATCCATCAAAAATACCTTTGCCTTTGATGGCAGCATCTGATAAACACTCAAGTTCTCCGTCGAACTCATCATAATAAGCCATTATTTCATTCGCTATCCTATCAAAAGCAGCGTTTTCTTCATCAGTTAAGTCTTCAGCAGTTAATATTCCAGCGTCTAGTTTTCTTTTAGTGTTGTTAACCGCTTGCTCTAAGAACCTGTAGTAGTAAGTATTGTCTGCTGCACCTGTTCTCTTGGCACCATCAACGACAAGACCTTGCTTCATTCTTTCAACAACAAACGTCAACATTAGGTCATCATAGTTATCTTTTGTTAATGCGAATGCTGTGAAGACTGGTATCGTTCTTAAGAACACGTCCAAAGTGTATATTCTTATGATTGCCCTCATGGAGGCTTCAAGGTTGGCAGCGTCAAAAGAACTAAGAATCTTATCGTATGGCGCTTCTTGAGAACAGAGCGGATCATTTTGTAATCTTGGATCTGCTGTTAGCTCAGATTCTAGCGAACTTATGAGATCTGACAAATCCTCTAAGTTATATATGGCTTTAGATTCTGGTTCGCAGCCTGATACTTCAGGAACTAGTGTGTCGCATAAGTCTAACCAGCCTTTGAATCTTCTCTCCTTTACATAAAACGGAGGAGGAACTAAATCAGGGTTTGCCTGAGCCCTTGGGCCACCAAACTTTAATGGATCAAGTTCAATAATCCTAGCCTGTCGATCTGGGTTGTACCCAAACTGGAAAGCTCTGGAGATATTGTCAAGGCTCATCTTCTCCGAGATTTTCTTTTCTATTTTACTAAGATCGTCATCGTCTCTGCTCTTGTATCCGTCATTTGGGTTCCCAGTTGATACAAGTGTGGAGATTCTTTCTATGAATCCTGTTGAGAGTTGATCAAATAGATTTAATCTTTTTATCGGGTCTGGGAAATCCAGCGGGTCAAAGAGATCTTCTTTTTTAGCAAAATAGTTTCTAAATGCCCCTCTGTCCATAACTCTAACTGCTGTGCGTTGGTCCTCCGAAATGTCAGTTAGCTGACTTCTAAAGAAGTTATATAATGCCTCAGTCTCAAAAGAATCACCCAGTGGATCCGCAGTTGGCCTTGTTAACGGTTCACCCGGTGTTGCTTCGGTCAAACCATCTAAGAAATCAGCTATGTCGCCCGGTGGGTTGGACACAACTTCAAATTCATATCTAGGGAAAGAATAACCCGAGGCGCCCGGTTGGTAAATTGATGTTGTTAGTTGTTGATTACCAAGTTGGCGTAACTCCTTCTTAGTCTTGCCAGAAGGTTTGCCAGTTTTGTATGTTTCGGTAACTTTAACTTTGTATCTGTTATCATCAATTATACGCTGTGTTTCCTGATCGAACAAGTTGTAATCGTATTCAATAGTAAACTGATATGGCGACTGATTATCTTCAGGATCTGTTGGATATGCTCCGTATTTTAATACAACATCAGCAGAGGATGTGTCCGGGAGAGGTAGTAACTTATGTTTCCCGCCATATTCATCAAGGAATAGTTTGCCTTTTGTTCCTGACCGTGAGGGGACTCCTTTTTCGCCCGGTTTACCGACACCACCTAAAACTTGCTTACCTAACAAGACCTCTCGGGCCAAGTCGGCAGCCGAGTTTTTAGGATTCACCTTTCTAGCTAGTTTGAGGCCTCCGGCGGTATCTTCATCACCAGCAAACTCCTCGAAGAATATCTTTTTAGCAATACCCGAACGAAGATCTTGAGCGAGAACAGACCTCTTAGATTGAGATCTATCTTCAATATCATTCTCTCTAATCCAAGCTTCGATATATTTGCTACGCTCATCAATGCGTTTTTCATTAACTCTTTGAACTCTTTCAAATTCCTCTATAGCTGATGCCATGTTAGGAAAGCCCGGAGGTTTAGTTGTGGTGCTAAACGTCATGTTTTTGTGCATACTTTTAAACTTCTTGGAAAGATGGGCCGCGACGGTTGGAGGATAGCCACCATTAGAATATCCAGCGCCGAAAGATTGCCTTCCAGACTTGCCACCTTCCGGACCATCCAGTACTTCACCAAATACATTTATAGGCTTGTTTGCGTTACCATCAACCTTACCCTCTTGGGGTTTCATAATCGCATTATCACAATGATAATCAAAGAAACCAAAATCTGCTGCCAGCGGGGCACCAAGATGCTCAACATACCAGTTATGCTGTTTATAGGGACGGCCTAAAGTATCAGATAAGACAGCATTTAAGAAGCCACCTTGGCCTGTGCCTTTATTAATATTACCCCACAAGTCTCTTAGGTGAGCTTTTTCAATGGTTTCCATCATTGATTTAGAAATATTATTGTTAAGAGCCTTTTGAAGTGGATGTTCTGTTGGGAAGAAACCTGCGGCTGGGCAGTCCTCGTCGGAACTCATTGGTGGTGTGTTTCCAAACGGCCCATTTTGCATCACATCGGCTAGATCTGCCAAATCCATTAGAGCCTTGTCTTTAAGGTCATCAAGAATATCTCTACACTCTTCTTTAGTAAGTCCCTTTTGTTGCAAGAGGTCACACCTGAACTCTTCAATCTTGTCAGCAGTACCGGGAGCACAAGGATAAACGTCTAAGTCGCTAGCGTTTGGCAGCAAGTTATCACATAACTCATTTAAGTTGGGGATAAATGGCGCGAGTGACCTAAAGAAATCTCTGAACGCGTTGGGATCTGAGAATATATCCCTAATACACTCCGAGTCTGATGTTTGTGCAAGCTCCATTGCCATCTTCATTGTTTCGTCGCTTGGGTTGCCCCTTAACAGTTGACATATTTGACCTTGTGTCAGCATCAGAGAGATATCATCAATAAAGTCTCCCATTTCATCATTTGTTAGACGCTCAAGGCAGTCTTGATCTGGGTCACCCAATGCATCAAACAAATTTTTGATTGTTTCATTCATATCCTCTTGGGACGCGTCAGGACAAAGATTATCTTTTAGCAAGTCCCTAAAGTGATTGTTTCCGTTAGTGAGGTCGAGCAAGTTAGCGCCGAGGAGTGCTAAAGCATCACAAGCAAGAGAAAAGATCTTTTCTAAAATTAATTTAACTACTTGCATCGCGATAGCTACAGCAGTCTCAATAATGGCTTCTTTTAAAGCTTTTAAAAGTATCGCAAAAAGGTCAGGGATATTGAGTATGCCAAATTCTGGGAACGTCATGTCAGAATCCCATGCACAGAAATCAAATTCTACGGTGCTCAAGAACGAATCCAGTTTTGGCTCACTATAAATAAGTGGAGTTTGCCTACAAGCCACCCTCTTAAGTATTTGTGATATGATTGGAGCGCCGGGAAGTTGATTTGCAGCCTCTAGTAATTCTTCGGCGCCAAGAGCATCAAACATGGACTGCTTAAGTGCGTCATAAGCTTCCTTTTGAACACCGCCCAAAGCTCTGCCATATGTGCCACCTGAGCCCTTCTGACTATTTGGCTTGGCTGGTTTATCGGCATCTTCTCTTGCTTTTTGTCTAGCTTCCTTAACAGCCTCCGAGCCTCCTTCTTCACGAGCAAACTTTTTCTGTTCGGCGTTTAGTGGACTAACTGAGAAACCTGCACCTGTGTAGTTTCCGGGCTGGTAGTCAGTATCCCAAGGTGCTGGCATATCACCAAAGTTATTTCGCATGGAATCAACAACTTTCTGTTGAGCCTCTGGTGAAAGGCCCAAGAAAGATCTTGTTAATGCGGCGTCTTCCATAGAGTTGAAAGCCGCTTCCGCAAGTAGTTTTGTCGCGTCGTCACCAACTATACCTTGTGCAACACAATCAATAGCTCTCATTGTCAAAGCGATCCAACCACAATGACCAAGCCTATCATTTAGTCTAACAAAAAACTTTTCTTGCACATCTTCTGGAGCATTTGATTCTTTCGCGGCCTTCAAGGAGCCATGTTCTTTAATCTCTACTGCCTGTTGTTGGGGACTAAGTTCTCCCCAAGCAGTGTTTGCTGGGAACATCTCCTGTATAACAATGTCTAGGTATGGATCATCTGCTCGTAATTCATTGCGAAGTTGTGCTAGAACTCGCTTACTCTGTGCCGTAAACACATTATCAAATTCTTGTAATACATTTAAATCATCTTGAAGTTGGTCGCGAGTCTTACAGCTAAACTCACCTAATTTTGCCAAGAACAGATCATCAAAACCGTCAAGAACACCAGTCACATCATTGAAAAAATCATCTACTCTTTCATCTGCAAAATTTGAGTTAATCAAACAACCCAACATAGTTGGATCATTAAACATTGTATTTGAGTTGATACCATTCTGTATTTCAAGAGGGGGATATGTAAATTTGGTTGTAACCTCAAGCCAAGGCATTGGTGTTCGTGCGGTTAATGCGATATCTAACTCTGGTAATGCGCCAATATAATATAACGTTCTAGAGCGACCAAGTGGAGACTTTTTAGTATATTTCTCATATAGGTTTTTAAATTTACCTCGGGGGCCAACTTTAACAACAGGGCAACCCGGTAGATTAACGTGTATTTGTCGAATAGAGTATTTTTCATTTTCAAACTTAAACTTAATAAGTATTTTTTCCGGTCTTTTCCCCGGTTTGAATGGATCCAAAGAAAAGCCAAGATCTTCCATTAATTTATCAAGTTCATGTTTAAATGTAATAAGTTTATCACCCTCAGAAGCTAAACTAAAGGCGCTTGTTCTACCACTATCAGCCTCGACAAGCTTACCACCTTCAAACCCTCGCCACCTCTTAAGCTCATTATCGTAAACCCTAAAGGAGGATACTGCTCTCTTTATCATACCATTAATATCGTTGCCCATAAATGTGACTTCTAGTTTGTCTTCAAACTCCGTTTCTGGTTCCGAAACAAGTCTGTCTGGCGCGCGGTTAAACTGTTCTACGGGAATCGATATTAAAACTCTTGTTCTTGCTTTAAGTTGTAAGGGAATATGATATTCATATGTTGCATATTTCATCAACTCTTTTGGGATATTTATTTCTTCTGTTGATAGATCATAACCTTTCTTCTTAGGTAATAATGCTGCGTACCCAAGGCCAAGCGTGACTGCGGCCGTGGCGCCGACCAGAAGAGCTAAGGTAACTGGGTTTGTGGCTGCTAAAGCTATTGCCGCTGCTGTGCCACCTGTGCCAAGAGCAGCAGTAGTTCCAGCCAACACTCTATCTTTTGCTGGTTTAGCTCGATAAATAAAAGCTGTTGCCTCTCTGGATTTGTTAAAGTAATCTAGGAGCTTTCCAATACCAACTTGTTTTTTATCTTTCTTAAAGTTTGGGCTTTTTAGTTCCGAAACGGTCGGGCCTGTTGATTCAATCTTGTCCGTTGTCTCCGGTCTTAAGCTAGCGGCGACCATAGACTCAGCCCCAAAACTTGGTGGAGCACCAATAATGCTATTGGCAGGTGCATCAAAGACTAACACTATGTTTTGGGTGCAGTTCTTGCCATTGAAAAATACATCACCATTTTCCATCATACGGTAATCAGGAACATAAGCATACGGATTGGGACGACACACAGGGCAAGGTGGCTTGTCATCCACTTGTTCGACTGGATCACATTCAAGAAATTTAAAACTTTCGTCTATTGGGTCATAAAGATCAACATAATCTTCTAGTAAAGAACCATCAGACGTGTCTTTGCCTTCTGACTCGTCATCTGGAGAGGATGGGTTCTGGTTAGAATCAAGATAAGAGCCAGTATCTTCTCCATCTCTGTCCCGGTCTCTTCCACGACGGGATCCAGACTCAAAACCTTCTTCAGTTTCCGCACCAGTATATTCTTCTATACTGCTTTTGCCGTCTTCTCTTCTAATCTTTGACATTTTTAGTTGGTCCTATTGTGTCGGCTATTGATATAATATTTGCCGCCGTGCTCTAAGCAGTTAACTTTTTCAGATATCATATTTTGTTGCTGTGATATTAGTTTTGTCATTTGTTTATTAATAAGAGACAAATAAGCTCCAACACTGGATAGATCCGTGAGGCCCGGAAAAGTAGATATTGGACCTGTTGGGCCTATGCCCAATTTTGGCGAGAGTGTTGCGCTTGACAAAAGAGGAACAATCATTAATAATCCAGCAATAACAGAGTTGAGAAGTAATATATTATCTGACAATATGTCTAAAAAGTGTACTAGATTGTCTCCTTTTGGGATAGGTTGTAGAGGGTGAGGTCTAAACTGTTTTAGATTTAAGATTTTAGTTACGGTGTTTTCTAGACCCGTGCTGAAATCACGGTTCCCGGCGATAAGGTCAATACCGTAAGTCTCGTTTAGCTTACCATCTAAAGAGTTTCTACCGGGTGGATTCTTTCCGGTAACAATCTTAATGCCTTTTCTAGCCATAATCCTAATAGAGTCTGCCTTCATACCAATAGCAGAATCTGCTATTGATTGCCCAACATTACCATCACATATATCAAAATACTTATCGATATCAGCACGTTGAGATATATAAATTCTTGCAGCGTCTCCGGGTTGGCCATTATTCATCGAGCCAAAGCTTTTATCAGCAAAACCCATTTTTTCTTCACCGGTCTTCTTAATCTCTTTATAATTTTCACCCGGTGACCAGCCTTGAAGTCCAACCACTAAATCAATAGCGCCGGACCTAGTATGTCCTTTTCCACCATATCCTGAACTGATTGAAGAATTTCTGTCGCGGCCGAATACAACCCTAGCATTATTTAATACAGTTGGTGGGTATTGTTTTTCGCATTCCGCTAACACATAATTTGGCTGCTTTTCTTTTAAAACCGTATTGTCGAACCCTGCTCCATCTTTAGGGCTCAGTTTTCCGTCAAATGGGCTCAGTTTCTTATTTTTCTTATTTATTTTTTTATCTTTTGCCATTTAATTTAGTACTCTCGATTTCCTAAAAGCTAAATCAGTATATTGTCCTGACCTAGTAATACCCCTGTTACTTCTTCTTATAGCTTCGGCAAAGCGCGGGCCTTTGGTTCTTGCCGCGTGGTCATAAATACTGAAGTTAGGTCCTTTACCCATAGCTGGTGGATAAAATACTGCCATAAAGGCGTCATTTGCATTCTCTATTGGACCGTTTTGATCTATTTTTTGTTGAAAATATTTTTCAACAAATTCCATTTGTTCTACATCACTCATTGCAGCTAGATCTTCAGTTGTTGTGCCAAGATTTTTAGCTGTAGAACCAAGGAACTGTATTAATCCCGTCGCGCCTATTTGGTTAACGGCAGAAGCATCAAAAGTATAGCCAGTCTCAAAGTTTATAACATTGGCTAACCATGCAGGGTCCATCGGGGGCTCAAGATTATTACCTACTTCTACTATTTTATTTGCTAGTTCGGGGGATATTTGTGGGTATGCATCGAGTAGTTCTTGTGCGGTGGCAAGCTGCTCTCTTCCAGAATTATACGCTGCGCCAGCATCTTGATCGATGCCGGCGAAAGGAGTAGTTGTTGGATTACCTCCATTAAAGGCTCCTTGGGCAGAGTTTTGTAGCATGAGATCCCCAAGGATATGGTTTGTAGCCCTGTGTACGATTGAAGAGATATATCCAATAGACCTATTTGGGTCATCAAATCTAACTTCCACTATTGAACCGGGCATCAAGCCTTTGCAATCAGATCCTATTTCTTTATTTTTAGCCATATATGCAGGATAAAAGGTATCCGCAATGCTTAAGAAACCGGCTGTGTCACTTGCCTCAAATGGATTAGGATTTTGTAAATGTGCTTCCGGAATCATACACTTAATATAGACTTCATCACCACCCTCAATGCCATACTGAACTAAATGTACTGAATTGGCATCTGCTGTATCTGCTTTTGAACGTTGTTTAAGTGGCATACTACCAAGAATTGGTTGGCCCGGAGCTTGATATACATATAAAACTATGGCTCGAAGTGTACTAACATTATCAAATATATTTGGAGCGAACACATTTTTAATAGACCTACGATATATAGACATTGGATCATCAATGATATTTGATGATCGTGCAATGGGTGTACCAATAGTCGGAGTTAGATCTGGATTTAACTGACCCGGTAGAATATTTCGGTAATCAACCTCCATCGGTGGTCTCCTGCTGTAACATCTCAAAGATGTCTTCGCGGTCTGTGTCTGTTAAGCCAGTGTCACCAGCCTGTTGCTTGTGAATAAGGCCTGAGATCTTCACTAGCTGCTCGTTGGAGCGTTGCAGGGTCTCCACATACTTAGCTGCTACGGAGCCCACCTGCGTGTGCCTCTCCTCATCCTTAGAGAGGTATCGCATCACATCGTCTAAGAGTTCTTTGGTGATCTCGCGGTCATCTTGTATGTTATTAATCGCTGTCTCAAGGTAGTGATCTAAATCTTTCATAACTCGCCCTTATTCCATTTTTTGCGGAAGACTGCATATTTAACGCGCATTTTATTAAGGTTGTTGACAACTTGCTTGGTGTTTAAACCAGTTATCTCTCTCATATATAAATAAATAGCTTTCTTGTTAAAAATTTCTATGTCTTCGGCACTATCAAATAGAATACGGACGGCATTTAGGACTTTTTCTTCGTTTACTTTCATTTTGTCGTGTTCCCAAGTATCAATCTCATTCTTAAGGAAGTTGAAAAACTCTTCGTGTTCGCGACGGTTGGGATAAGGATTGGCAGTGGAAAGGTATTTCATTTCCATTTCTTTGGGTAACTGCTCAACTATTTCAAGTTCTGTTCGTCTTTTCTTACTTTGCTTTTTAACTTTGTGAATAAACCAGTTCTTGGTAATGACCGAGAAGTAAGAGAATGCTTTCGCTTTCTCTGGATTATACTTTGGTAAGATTGTTACAAGCCACACTTTGCATTCGTTTTGCAGATCGGCGATGTTTGGCAGAGTGGTAAACTTATAAGTATAAACTATTTTGTCTACCATCTCGCTAAATACAGGGCCGATAAACTCGTTATACAGATAGGATCTCTCCCGGAGGTCTGTCGATGCCACATATTTGATTATTGCATTTTCGTGTTCTTTGGTAAAGTATTGTTTACCCTTAGCTCTTCTCTTTCTTGGTTTAGGCATCGGCATCATCAGGCACCTCCTCGGTTAACTGTTCTTCTGCTTCTTGGTCGAACAGGGTATAAATTTCTACGAAGTCATCTAATGTTTCAACAAGCCCCTTGGAGTGTCTTATAAGATTTCCAAGAGTTTCATCTCCATAAAATACCTCTAATTCGTGAACATCATTTAAATGCTTGTCAAAAGATAATATTTCTTCAACAAGCGTCTGTATATCTTCTGAGGTGTCATATAAACTAATCATAAGGTTTCTACAATACCAAAACAAGAATATGTTAAGGAAAAGTGAAATAATGAGGAATATCATAAAAAATAAATCAAACATTGTCTACTCCCTCAGAAATTTTATTTTTATAATCATCTATGTCTTTTCTAGTGTCTTCAATAAATTCTTTAATTTTAGCCCCTGCTTTCTGCTTATTTTGGTCAACAGAAGCACGAAAAGACAAAGAGGGGATTCTTTTTAAAGAACCTTCTTCGCCACACTCACAATCAGTTAATTTTTCAGAAATCGAATGAGATACATCGAAAGAATTGCCACAGACATCGCATCTATAAGTATAGCGTGGCAAGTTATTCCTCCTCGTTTTCCTCAAAATCTTCTTTAATTTTGACTAGAGGTGGATTCATGACTACCAAACCTTCTTCTGAAAGTCTAAATTTAAACCCTTTCAAAACTGGAATGATATCCGACTGTTCCATTAAAGACTTCTGGAGCGCCATCATCAGAGCACCTAGTGCTTGGTCTGACATCAACATATCTTTATTACTCATTATTTTCTCCTTTGCTTATATTAAAGCATCTTTTTAGACCATCTAAAATATTAGTTTTAGATGACCACCCTAAATTATATAAACCGCTCGCGTCTGCTTCGCTATGTAGAATATCTCCGGGACGCTGTGGACCTACGGCCCACTGTACATTCTGTATTGTATCAATAAAATTCTTGATCTCTACCAGAGATACCGATTCACCTGAACCTACATCAAATGAGGCACCATTGAAGTTCTTTTTATAGTTGGCACAAAATATATTGGCTTCGATTACATCCTCTACATATATGTAATCTCTTGTTTGACTACCATCGCCATCTATTCTCAAAGGCTTAGATTGTCGTACCATCTCCATCCAAGCAGATATAACTGTAGAATAGGCGCCGCCATATGGTTGATCTTCAGAATAGACATTAAAATACCTTAAACTAACCGTATCTAGACCATATAAATCTGAGTATAATTTGCACTCTTTTTCGCTCATTAGTTTGTGCATACCATACGGAGAGGTAGGCCCTGAATCATCACCGTACACAGCGGCTGAGGAAGAGAACACAACTCTCTTAACCCCTTGTTTTTTGGCCCATTCTAATACTTTTGAGGTTCCAAGTACATTATGCTTTAATGTGTAAGAGGGGTGCTTGACTGAATATTCGACACTTGGAAGTGCAGCCATGTGAAATACCACATCAACCTTCTCGTCTGGGAGTTGATCAATAATATCGTGCCCGTCTTTAAGATCGATACCTATTGTTTGTTCAACAGGTAATGCATTATAAAGTTTTGAACCTATAAATCCTTTATAACCTGTTACAAGATACTTTTTCATCGCGTTTAAATTCCCCTCGCTACACTATAGTTTTCTTCAAACCACTCACATACTAGCTGCAAAGATTTGCTAAAATCTGTATATTCTTCTTGTGTCCAGCCCAGATCTATAAGATTTTTATTACTTGATGGTTTTCTAAACTGTCCGGGTGGGCCAGAGGTGTCCCATATAATATCACCTTTAAAATTATATATATTGGATATTATGTTAGCAACTGTCTTGATAGAGTGTTCCTCTGTGCTGCCTACATTTATTGGGTATGGATTATCATAGTTTTTCAATAAAAATAATATTATTCTTGCCATATCTCCAGCATAAGTGAACTCTCTTAGTGGTGTTCCATCACCCCATAGAACAACTGATTTGTTATCTCTTTTAGCTTCGTAAAATTTTCTAATCATAGCAGGAATAACGTGAGAATTTTCTAAATCAAAGTTGTCATGAATTCCAAATAAGTTATTTGGTATAATAGTAATAAAATTGCACCCAAACTGTTCTCTATATGATCTTGATTGCACATCCAGCATTCTCTTGGCATACGCATAACCATAGTTAGAGTGGTGTGGTTGGCCAGAATGAATTTGTTCCTCTGTTAGTGGATAAGTTGCATCATCAGGGTAAACACAAGTGCTAAGAACCGATAGTGCTTTCTGGACTTGGTATTTCCTGCAACATTCTAGCACATTTGAGTTAATCATAATATTTTCATAGAAAAACTCCCCCAAGTTATCCATATTGGCCTTGATTCCGCCCACCCTACCTGCTAAGTGAATAACAACTTCTGGCTTATGAAACTTAAAAAGCTTCTCGGCTTGGGTTTTATTTCTTAAATCAGCATCTTTAGTAGAAGCATATATTGCACTTGGGAACTGCTTCTGCAATGCTTTTCCAAGCATTCCGGTGCCGCCGGTTACTAAAACTTTCTTATTCAACAAATCTATCACAGCTTTTTCATCCAACTTTCTATCATCTCATCCAACATAGAATGAAAAGTATACTCTGGTTTCCACCCTAAGACATCTCTTGATCTTTGAGAGTCGCCCTTTAAATATTTTAACTCTTCAGGTCTCATAAATTTTGGATTTTGCACAACATAATCTTCCCAGTTCATATCTAGTTTCCTAAAAACATACTCTACCAAGTCTCTAACAGACCATGTTTCTCCTGTTGATACAACCCATTCGTCTGCTATATCATGATTGATTATTTTATGCATTGCGCGGACGTAATCTTTTGAATGACCCCAATCTCGATGAGAATCAAGATTACCAAGTTCTAACTTATCGCGCAGGCCTTTCTTTATTTCCACTGCGGCTTTTACCACTTTGTTTGTCACAAAATTTGAGCCTCGTCTAGGGGACTCATGATTAAACAAGATACCATTACATGCATGCAATCCATAAGCATGCCTATAATGCCTCACAAGGTTAAATGCTAACAGCTTTGCACAGCCATATGGGCTAACAGGCTTCATAGGAGTAGTCAGTCGTTGTACCCCGTCATCGTCAACAGAGTTACCAAACATCTCAGATGAACTAGCTTGATAGAACTTAGCCTCGGGGGCGAATAATCTATAAACTTCTAAAAGGTTTAAAACAGCCAACCCATTAGTTTGTATAGTAAAGGATGGTATGTCAAAACTGATGCGTACATGACTCATTGCGGCTAAATTATATATTTCATCGGGCTGCACTTTTAACATGATGTTTGTTAAGGAAGCAGTGTCTAACATATCTCCGTAGTATGTATGAATTTTATCATTTAGGTGAGTTATGCGACTATCTTGATTTTCTGCTACCGAAGAACGTCTGATAATCCCGTGAACTTCATATCCTAAATCTAATAGGTATTCCGCTAAATAGCTACCGTCCTGACCGCTAATGCCGGTTATAAGTGCTTTTTTCATGTTTTAAAAATCTCCATTTTTCTTAAGTCTGGCCAATCTTCTATGGTCCATTTTCTTGGTTCTGTCTGTTTTGCTACAGAGAGCTTCTTTAGCCCTAGTTCGGCTGTTTCAGGAGTCATATAATAATGATACCCTATCATATCGATATTTTGTTCTCGCCAAGGGATATTTGGTAGCCTGCCATCATATGACATTTTTTTCAAATCAGAGGCTGCTTGCGGATCATCAGTTAAGATTATCCCACCACGGCCTAAACTTAAATGTTTTTTGTATTGGAAGCTTAGACACATAAAAGTATCCGCTATATAACTATCTTTTCTCCATAGCACTGCTGCATCAGCGATATTAGTATCTTGGAAAAAATAATATTCTTCCCATCTTTCCTCTCTCCATTCCAGTGGTATTGACAATTTATTTGCTAGAAATGGAACAGAGAGGTAGGTATTTGCTGGGATATTTATCTTTTTTGCGTTTTGGCGACGTAAGCACAATTCTATGGCATGAGTACAAGAGTCAGTGGCGACAGCATATGTAGACCCAAAGAACTTAGCCACTTCTTTTTCAAATTGGTTGACCACTTCAAAACTCATCCCTTAAAGACCACTCCATTAAGCTCAAGGCATTTTACGTTGTAGTCCGCGCAAGTCTTTCTAACACGCTCCTTCAACTGTAAGAATAGATCAACATCGTTCTGAACATCCGTGTAAAGGTCTTCCGCGTCTAACATAATATATCGAACACAGTCAGTCTTGAATATTTCTTCTAAACCAATAACACCTTTTACCGTTTCAATTTTTGGACAAAAACTCACATGCTTTGGTAGGACGCTAGTAATCATGTTTACTTCTGAAGGTGTCTCGATGTTTGATACTGCAAAATATTTTATGTTTTTGTATTTAGACATTGCTTCTAAAGCATCAGGTACATGTAAGGTTGGTGTTGGTGGCTTACTTCTCCCTTTTGGATAGTCTAAAAAAATATCATGCTTAGTATTTAAGAAACTATCAAGTTGAACTTTATCTTTTACATGTGCCATATTAATTCTAATCACGACATCTTTCACATCTTTAAACTGTTGTAAGTTTAATAAGTGGTTAGATATAAGTAACATTTGTAACTCCTTTTAATCTATCTTCAGGTACTATATTGTCTACTCTAAAAGTATCACCCTCGTAATCACAACCTCCTCGCGGACCTTCTCCAAAAACAATAAATTTATTGCCTTCTGGCGTGATTACTAGTGCGTGTACTTCATTAGGTGGGGTTGAAACTAAGTCGCCTTTTACGGCCAAGACCATCTTGGCAGACTCAGGTGAATCTAAATCTTTATACCAATATTCCAAAGACCCCTCCAGCATCAACATATGTTGGGTGCTTTTTTTATGATAATGGTTTCCCCTAAGAACATCAGGGGCGGATCCTACAATAGCAACATGGTTTATACTTTCATTGTAAAAAATATCTGTTATTGTTCCTCTAATGTCTGTATGTGATTCTAGTGGTTCTGGTACGTCTCGCCACACATTTCTAATCTTCATTCTTTTTCCTACGGTAAAATAAATTTTGTCTTTTTATTAATACTTCGAATATTTTCTTTCACTCTCTCAGAAATATTCCAAGATAATATTAGTGCATACACTTCATCATATTCGTTGAATATCTCGTCACCTACGATGGGGATCCTTGTAATGGGGGTATACTTTCCTTGCTTGTGCTCAGAAGCGTCGGTAATGTAATCTAAAGTTTTATAATCTAAATTATAATAGTTTAAAAACGTATTAGCTTTTGCTGCTGCTCCTACTCCTATTATATTATAACCCATTGTTTTCACTTTGTAAAGCTCAAAAAGCAAATTATTTCTTTTATTTTCAAGGTTTTTCATGAAATATCGATAAGTCTTCTCTTCAAACAATCCATACGAAGTCTCTGTTTTTATCATATCTAAAGTCTTATTCAGCATTCTGGGCTCTCCCGAGGTTTTATTGGCATAAATTCTCAGTGAACCTCCATGATAATCAACAACTTCAATATCAAATATTTCAAATCCAAAACGAGCTAGAAGATTGTATGAGTATTTCACGGTAAAGTAGGTAACATGCTCATGATATATTTGATCAAATTTGTTATCGCATATAGTGTGATACCAGTAAGGCAACTCAAAAACAAAACAGCCATCTTCTTTCAATAGATTTGAAACGCCTCTCATAAAATCTTCTGTGTCATTCGCATGATTAACTACGTTGTTAGCTACAATCAGATCTGCAAGGCCTTCCTGTTCCTTAATGACATCACTAGTTGCACTATTAAAGAGCATAGTATAGGTTTTTATACCTCTGGTCGCCGCTAGCTCTGACATATACCTCGAAGGATCAACCCCTACTATATTGTGTCCTTTCATCTTAAATTGTTCGGATAAAAAGCCGTCGTTTGAACCAATCTCCACAATCTTTTTTGTCGTTTTAGTTTTTGTTTTCTCTAAAACTTCTTTTGAATACTTTATCCAATGATTCTTTGCAAATTCAGAATTAGAAGAAGTGTATGAATAATCATATAAGTTATATCTGTCATCATCTATTGTACTAATACCAAGACGAATCTCACCGGTGCTCTTATTAAGAAAGCATTCCAACGGATGGATTGGTTCAGACATACTAAGAAGTTTTTTTGATACAAATGTATCTGCGAAAGGGTGCATTCCTAAATCTATTATTTTAACATATTCGTCTTGCATTACCAAGTCCCCTTTTTTCTATTCGCGAATCTTACTCTAGTTTTCCTTTCACCAGAGTCATATGGATTCACAAAAAGAGATGTCTGATTTGTTTTATAGTATTCCTCTAAATAAGAATTTAAAAAAATATGCCTTGCTGTTGTTTGATTTACATTCCTTAGATTACATTGATCAAACACCGTCACCACTTCATTTAAACTACCTTCATCAACATCCTCTTGGGTTGCTAAACTAAAATATCTTGTTGTTTTAGTTTTTATGTCAATACAACCTAACATATCGATTAAAGTATCTGAATGTTTTATGGTAGGTGTTGCTGCAACTTCGTCGTAGGTTGGTTCGTTATGCATTATGATACCGTTATTTTCTTCTTGTGTGGAGGATTTTTGATAGTGTCCAGATATGTTATTATAAATATCGAAAGATATTTTGTTATAAGATGGTCCACTAATCGTCGTGATCGCTGCTTTTTTAAAACTACCATACACTACTGAATTACTGTTTGGCGAGTTAGATTGTATCATGTTACCAACAGTTGATTCCATGACACAACCAAGCACCCAAATAGAACCCCTGTTTATTCCCTCTGTGTACACAAGGTTGTTTCTTGTCCCTAAAACCGTCTCATAGTGTGTTGATATAATACAGATCTCGTTATTATAGCCGTGGGCGCCAATAAAATTTGATTCTACGCTGTAAGTACTCTTTGCATGGCAACCAATGATAGCATGACAATCTCTCAAACTACGCTGGTTTAGCGAAATAATATTTTTCTTATTGCTTTCAAAATAGCACCCATAACATTTTAAAGTGCCTTTTTGTTGGTTTATAAAAGAAATATACCAATCGCGAGACTTAGGTGGGTCTATAAAGTTTACATTGTACAAATTTAAGTTACACTTTAAACTGTCTAAAATAATTTGATTAGATAAGCTTGTGTTAAAAATATTAACTTCTGATGCATTCTTAAAAGTAAGCGCCGGCTTTGTTGGATCCTGTAACCTTATTGAAAAACCATTGCCATCTATTATTACTCTTTTATCATAAGTATAAGGAAAGACCAATGTATCTTTAATCAGTAAGTCCTCATTAAGTGAAATATTTATAGACTGATTGTTTTTAATCGCCTGTTTGATATTCACCCGAGATCTCCTCTTTGTCAGTCTCTGGTCCGTAATACGGCCCATTTTTAAATTCATAAAAAATAGTGTCATCCTCCAAAACCTCCAGAGAATGACCTGCGCGAAAGAAGACTATGCAAGAACCAGAGGACATGTGAATATCTTCTATAGGTTTGTCATCTATATCATATAATTTGGCCCTTACAGCACCCTGTAAGACGACCCAAGCTTCTTGTGTTAGATCTGTGTTCCTAACTATCTTCGTGTGCTTGTGCGGCGGCACAAAGGTGCCTGCCTTCAGATAGCGGCCGCTGACTTGGAGAAATTCCTCTGGTGGGCATACATCTGTTCTATACGCGCTCAGAGATTCTTTATTTAGAACAGAAGCTAACAAGATAGTACTATCTATTTTTGAGTATATTTCTTTTATCATTTGTTTTCGAAATGATCCCTTATCGCGTTTCTTATACAGGTATGTTGTGAAATAGTATACTCTTTCATCGTGTGTTGAAAGTTGTGTTCTACCGCTTCTCTCATATCATAATACAACTCAGGGGTTATATTATTGAGTATATCTGATAGTTCCTCAACACTATTGAATCTTAAGATTCCATCCTCCCTAAACCCAAAATCAGACATGTTTGGGCAACCAAAATAGATTGGAACTGTTCTAGTCCAAAAGCAACCCAGTATCTTTTCTTGCCAATGGTTTTTTTGTATGTGATTTTCAGTTGCAATTGAAAACATTGCATCAAAAATTATTGTTTTGTTATAGTCATCAAGCACATGAGAAGGGTAAGTCTGAGGTAATAGCTCTAAACCGGGATAGGGAGTTCTTCTGGAAGACCAAATTTTATGTGGTACTCTGTGAGACAATAGTAGCTCAGTAGCTGGTTTGCGAATCCAAAAACCAGCCTTGGTGTCTCTCCAGTTGGACACCAAATAAGACACATAGAATTTTTTATCCTCATAGCTTGGCTTATAAGATGGATCCATATACGGATCATGCTTTACATGATGAAAAAAGGCATTCGGTACTTTTTCTACAATCTCTTCATTGTAAGTTGTCATTATAGCATCGTAGCGAGGTGCATTGGCAATGATCTGATCTATGGGTGTAATCGCCCAAGGTGGTTCACTGTCAATGAATACATATTTTGTATCAGATTCACGGTTGAAGTTAGTCATGCGTGCCGTGTCAATATGGCATTTAAACGGAAGATCTAACTTTAGGTTTTTCCACGGCCCATAACATTTAGCTAACGGCATTAAACTTCTCCAAATATTTTGAACTTTGCTTATTATACCCAAACTCATACAGGTCTTGCATATAAATCATCTCGGCTGTTTTAATAACTCTATCAACCTGTTCATTTGTCATGATTTCTTGTTCCCCATCCCTAGAAGAGACACTAAATCTAATATTCTCAAAATCCTTCACTTTAATATCCTTAGAAATCTCTCCAAAACAGCCTTGCTCTAACTTGTATATTTTATCATATATGAATAGTGGCATGGCCATTAAACATATAGGCATAATATGATCGTGTTCTGGACCCCACGACCTTATATTTTGTAGAGCATCGATGTACTTATCGAAAGTATCTATTTTATTGTGGGTCACAGGATGTCGAAAATGGGCTGTGCCAGATGTTATATACTCATAGTAATATGAAATTATTCTATCGTATGGGTTTCTAACTACAATAAATTTGAAATAATCCTTGTATTGCGGCAACTCAAGAGAGGGTTTTTGCACCTTTGTTGTATTTGTATGCAATGGAGAATTTCTAACTTCTACATTCTCTTTTTCTACTCTAACCATACCCTCTAAATAATCTTGTAAATGATATTTAAGAGAACTAGCTCCGGCTCGGGGAATATAATGGTACACAAATTTTTTGTTTTCAGATACCAAAAGCTGATTTAGCTTCACAGTGGCTCCCATGAATCATCACCACTCTTCCTTAGCGGAGAATCACACAACCTATCTTTTTCTTGTCTGATGGAAGGACAGTGGTTACCAGTCCTGTGTATCAAATCATAAAATACCATCAAGCACATAACCTCAACTGTATGAAAGAAGTCACACTTTAAGTTTAACTGGTCTATGTTATCTCTCAAGACTTCTGATTTTTGGCCGCTGATCATAAATGTATTATAGTTCTCTGATTCAGCCCAATGTAAGGCATCAACCACATTACCAGAGTTGCCAGAACAAGATAGTCCTATAATAAGGCAATCATTCGGGTCCTCCACACCATGCGCGATTGTTTGCAACCAGCGAATAAAAATCTTATCATATCCATGATCATTAGCATTTGATGTTATGAACCCAACACTGTCAAATGAATAAACTGCTTTATTTGGTATAAGACGAGATAAATCAGTTGCCATATGGCTGGCTACAAAGTGGAGACCACCGTTACCTATTAAAAATATCTTTTTGGCATTATTTACTTTTTTCACCAAAATATCATATTCTTTAGTCAAAGATGCATCGGTACATTTTTGACTTATATTTTCAAAATCAATCAACATTGTTATTCCTTACAAGATTTCTTTATAATCTTTATAGCTGCTTGAATATCATCATTGTTTATGCTCAGGCTTGGCCTTAATCTAACTGATTTAAGACCTGTGCTGTTGCATATCAGACCATTTTTGTAAGCATTCTTTACTAATGTATCCCGTTTTGTTGCAGAAGTCAAGTCAAATCCTACAATTAAACCACAGTTTCTGATATTTTTCAGTGCGTCGATGGTATGAAGACCATCCATAAGAGTTTTTGATTGTTTATTTACATTTTCTAATATGTTATATTCTTCATATGCTTTTATAATATACTTGCACCTGATCATGTCTGTAACGTCGGAGTCCCAAGTTACTTCCAATTTAGTGCAATTGTTTTTATGAAAAATGTTTTTGAATTTATCTTTGGCCATTATGCCTGATAGCTGCGTTTTCTTGCCAAATACAACTATGTCAGGGGATGTCTGTATTTGATTAAAATACCACAATTTTCCAGTTGTACCAAAGCCTATCTGTACCTCATCATACACAATAGGGACATTGTAATATGATCCCATTTCTTGGAGCTTTAAGAAAAAATTACGATCGTGGTGTATATCTCCTGAACTACACTGAATTGGTTCTACTAAGATGCAAGTAATATCGTTGTTTTTCAGAAGCTTCTCAACTTCCTCTAAGTTCATATTTACTTTTTCTGAGTATGTCTCCGGCATAAAATCTAGTTTTTTATGTACTGGGAAGAACCGAGAGGTTACAAAAGAACCAAATCCATTAATACCATGAAAACTATTGTGAAATGAAATTATTTTTGGATTTTGATGCTTTTTGTGAAACATACAAACTTTTATTGCTGTTTCGACTGCTAAAGAACCAGTACAACAATAGTGAAAAAAGTCATATTCTCCCTGACCAGCATATCTGGAGAATATATTGTCAAACTCCAATGCTTCATCCGAGGTGAACTCACAGTTTGTTACTTTAAATGATGAAACTCTTAACATTTCTTGTTTGAAAGATTCCGTTAAGAATATAGGATGCTTATACCCAAGCGGAAGAGAGGCATACATACCGAAAAAATCTAAATATCTTTTATTCGTATTCTTGTCATATATGTAAGAGCCCAAACATTTTTCAAAATCTATGTTTATATTAAACTTACTATTTCTTGCAAAGTTTCTCATTCAATGTAACCAAGCCTCTGCAAAGATGTAAAAGTATCATCCCATTTACCTTGAAATCTAACAGCTTTGTCATCAATGTAAAATACTGCTCTAGGCTTTTCGGCAGTCACTTCTTTAACATATTGAGACATTTCATATTTATCCAACCATTCCCAAATTAATTCCACTCCTGTCATATTTTTAATTAAAGGGCGATCGGATCGTGCTTTAGCTGAGTATACTACAATATCAAACTTTTTTGATATTGTTTTCAGTGCCTCTTTAGAACCCGCTATAGGTGGGTCATAAATTGTACCATCATAAAAACCCTTTGAGCATCTATGAATGACACCATCAAAATCAATTCCAACTTGATAAGTTTCGTCTGGAAAAGAGTGTTCTCTTATTTCTTGTTTCATAAATCCCCCGGATAGATATGATCAACATCCTCTCTGCTGACTGCCAACCGAATAGCTTGACCAGTTCCAGTTGCAGTAATTTTATGTTTCTTGTTTCTCTCTATATAAACTAAATCGCCCTTCTTAACAGTTAGGGCTCTGCCCTCAACAAGCCATTCCCACTCTCCTTGCAGGATATGCCACCATTCGTCCCAGTCACTGTGGTAATGTAATCTGTTGCCTTCGCCCGGCATTTGAGCAATCAAAGTAGCGCATGTGGATTTCGAGTTAACCAAAGTGTGAGACCAACACCTATCTTTAGGATTGTTTGTCATGATTTCTTCGATAGACGCTATTTCCTTATTATATTCATTCATAGTATTATTATCGACACCATCTTCTAAAAGAACCCTGAGACGGTTTGAATCAAAAGTTTGTCCAGATTTATAGTACTGAGGAGGTGTTTGAACTAGATTTGAAAGATGTTTCGCTGTTACCTCTGCAAGCTGAAAATCTTCCTCATTGTCAATGTCGATGGTTGAATACCCTTTTAAAGAAAACGTATCGATTTTGCCTTCTCCTCCATGATAAGCAGCCTTATACCTTTTCATATTTTGCATGTAATTACTTTTTCTCCACCCCATAAGAGAACATGCATAGACCTGAACTGGGTTTACTTCTTGGGAAGGGGGAGTAATTTTCTTTTGATCAAAGTTTATAGACATGTTGTTATACATTGATTCTATTTGTTGGTCAACAACAGATACTAAGGTATCACATCCGGTGTCTTTAATCTTTTTAACAAAATTTTGTATTTCTACAGGAGTAATAAAAGGAGAAGTGGGTAGTATTTGAATCAAGTAGTCACAGTCAGTATTTTGCAAAAAATCATCTGCAAAATGGTCATTAGTTACTTCATCGGATGCAAGATATTCACTTCGTTTATAAAATTTAATACCATGACTATTTGATATTTCCTCTAACAACTCTGATTCCGAGTTTACATAAATATCATCAAAACAGTCTGCCTCTTTAGCTGCCTCAATCACATAAGAAATCAAAGGTTTGTTATTAAGCAAACGTATGTTCTTTTTAGGTATTCTTTTGCTGCCGAGTCTGGCGGGTATCATTGCGATTACTTTCACTTCTATCTCCTTTATAAAAAGTACATTTTATCATATTTTGGGTTTTTTAATATCTCTTTAAAATATTCATCTATTACAATTCTATCATCATTAGGATACACTTCATGTTTAAAAAACTTATATTGGGAGTCTGGATCATGGCGATCTCTCTTGTTAGTGGCTAAGTGTCTTTCAAATTCTTCTTTAGAACCGCCTGATTGTAGATATCTTGGATCATATAAAGTTCTAAAAAAGTCCAAACCAAATAAGTGTACTTTCCCAATATCGTGTGACAATATATCCATTAAGGTTGTTGTCCCAGAGTTCGGTCTGAATTTAACGTATTCACGAATAGGGTAGTAGACTTCATCTTTCATCCATCTCGTTGGAAGTATATTATTCAAATGGGATGATTTTTCTGGATATGTGAAGTATTCTGACTTTGGATAAGTGCTACACACATATTTCACTCCGGATCTTTTCCATAAATCACCATCAATGGGTCCACCCGCATCAGAAAAACCATCTAAAGTATTATACAATACATCTGTTCTTTTCCCAACGTCGCTTTCTCCTCTAGGATCAACAGGTAATGCACGGTTCAGTCGAACTACAACGTCATAGGATTCTATTAAGTCCCCTAAGCCCTTCTCAAATAATGAAGCGCCGGATACAACGAGTGCAACACGTTTTCCTTTCATATAATCTCTGTAACTTTCGACTATCATCTTTTGCCATCCAGTGAGGAGGAATATATGGTTTCAGATCCTTGGTGCGCTAACAAGGGGTGTAACCAATATGACTTAAGGTCATGTTTATAGACAAAATAATTTATTTCAAAGTCTATTGGACCGCAGAAAAAGTGTAAACCATTTAGCATTATTTCTGCCGCTCTTCTAGAAATGAGATACAGTCCAGTTCCTCTTGTCAAGTGATTTTCATAAAAATATTGTCCATCCAAAATGTTAGAAGGAAATAGATCAGATGCCGCACACATGTGAACTATGTCTGCATCTTCTGGCATTGTTGCAAAGTATTTTTCAAATAAGCTATTATAATCAGGATGAAAAAATGTATCATCTTCAGATATCAAAGCATATGGCTCACCTGTCTCTAAAAACATTCTATATGCTTCTCTATGTTTCATGACTAAAGAAGTGACTGGTTTACTTAATACCCTGTATGTTGGGGGTGAAGGATAGATAGGAAGCTGCATTCTTTCATACCACAAAGATGTTTCCAAAACATCAAAAACATATTCTTCTGTAAGTTCATCAGCATCAAAATTTAATATCCATTGGGCCTTCTGTATTCCTACTCTGGACAACTCGGACTCAAGATGCGGTCTTCTTTCGGTTAGCTTTTTACAATGACAAATATAAAAAGGCATTTCTTTAGCTTTCATTTGTTAATCTCGAATCAATTGATCAATATGGTTTTTGTATTTGGAATAAGGTCTTGGCATGTGGGCATCGATATATTCATCACTTATTAACTTTTCATGAGAAAAGACCCAGTTGCTTCTATCAAGTCTTCTTCTAGCTAGACCATGCTGCCAACCTCTTAACTGGCTGTGTAGTGTTATGCCTTCTTCATCTATAGCTTCGCCAAGGTCTGCCGAGAAACACATTTCATCAGTATTCCAGCCGTGACCTTTATTCCACCAATCTAACATTTTCTTTTCCATACTAGTAATGTCAATAACCCCTGTGATCTTTGAAAACGTTGAGCCGTGACCAGCCAAATAACATATTGGATGTCTAGTAAAAAAAGCATTGCCCAAATGAGCATCTGACGAGAGACTTGTAAAATCATCTTTATTCTTTATTGCTTTTAAGGCTTCGACAAAATATTCTTTATTTAATGGCATCATATCTATGTCAGATGTCATACAAATTCGATTTGGATATCTATAGGGCGACAAAACTCGACAAATTTGTGCTTGATTTCCATATGGAATAACAGAATCCGGAACATATTTATTTTTATCACTTATTATTGTGTAATCAACTTCAAAACCCATTTTTTCCCATGCTCTTATTACAATATCGGAAAAATCACTATAGTATGGATTTTCATCGCTAGCTAATATAACTATGGGTTTGTCATTTATCATAATATCTTCGCAATGCATTTTGGTGTTCTATAATAGTTTTTTCATTTTCATCGAACACCTGTCCAACAAATTCTAATCCTTGCCTCCGAGATGGAAAAGGCTGACCATCAAAGAATTCATCGTGAGTCATAACTTGATCAGGTGTTAAAGTTGGAAAAATTAGTTCTGCAAAAAATTTGTAATCAGTACCGTATGCATCTTCTTGGGCAAAATTATCAATCAAGTTTTTTATATTACTGATTGCACCTGATTTTGCACCCCACATGCCACCCAGTATTGGATACCCGTGGTGAGGATGATCTCTCATAATATGCATCTTTTTATCTGACTCAAGCCACTCATCTACAGCCATTTTCTCTCTAATACTTAAGCGAGAATCAGTATCTCTAGATATCATGACATCGACTGAATCTTCAGAGGCTGGTAGAAACCTCCAGAACATGCCGCGCCAGTCTCCGAACTCCAACCTCTCCACGATTTGTACATTGTCGTGCCTTTCTAGTTGTAAGACTGCTTGGCTTGGTACACTTTGTCCGATGTAAAACCTGCACACCCAATCAGGGTATATTTCTTTTGCCAACTCAGCATTTCGAATAGCTCCAATCAAATATTTTGGATCTTGGCCCCAGAGTGAAAAAGATATTACTTTCATTGATACTTTTTAAATACCTTTTTTTCTTCTTCTCTTTTCCAAGCAAAGTTCTCTGGGTTGGTGGAAATCCCTTTCGGATTAAAATAATATAAACCCAATACACTGTTTATTTTTTTGAACTTACTCCCCTCTGTAGCGCCACGAAGCCATAGCTCCCAGTCACCAGCGGATTTATAGCTTTCATCAAAATAGCCGTATTTATCATGATATGCTCTTCTCCACATCGGTGCAGCATGGGGCATATTGGTCATTTTGAGATTTGCAAGAGAAAAGTCTGGGAAGTTATAGCGACGACCATCAGAGCTATTTTCTTCGAAAGTTTCGTTAGGCTCATGTGTAATAGACATATCAGCATATACTAAGTCCACATCCTCATTTACAAATAGTTCTTTTGCGTGTCTTTCAAGCGCGTTTGAGGCCTTTCTGTCATCCAAATTTGCATTTGTGATATACTTTCCTGTTGATAACTTAATACCCATATTCCACACAGCATATAATCCCGGATCTTTCTCTAGCTTTTTGTATGTAATATTATTTGGGTATTTCTTTATGTATTCTTCTATAACAGTCTCTTCGTTGCCCGGAGAATTTGCATTAATCAAAATAAGTTCACATTTATCTTCAAATATGGTTTGGTTTGTTATATCTTCTAGAAACAATTTTATAAAATCATCCCCATCATAAACTGAAGTTATAATAGAAATCTTAGGCAGGTCATCTATAGAGATTAGGTGTGCTGGATCGGGGCTGTGGATCAGATTTGATAGATTCCTGTGTTGTTTGGACCATCCAAATTCTTTCTTAACCCATTTTTGCAAATATTTAGCTTTTTGTAACCATTTATCATAATTTTTTCTAACTTGTCTAAGACGTATTTTGTAAGAACCCTCCGTAGGATAACACCATACAGTGTCTTTTTCTAAAACGCCGGGCCACACAGCACTTTCATGAATTGGTCCCAGTGTGTAATCCACGTTAGCAAAATAAGGTTTTAATTTGTTTTTCTTAGATTTTGTTTGTGCTGGTGCATATAGAAAATCGGTCTGTCCGGACCAAGCTGGAGCGATGATTGGTAGTCCACTGTATGCAGCTTCAAAAAGTGGTAACCCAAATCCTTCTCCGTGTGTTAGTGAAACTAGACATTTTACTTTTGGGTGTTTATACAGCGAATGTATTTCTGATTCGGACATATCACCATGTAGGAGATAAACTTTGCATTTTCTTTCTTCAATCTCTGGTATTGATTGAGATACTACCTCTTCAATATATTCCCTATCTACAACAGAGTTATTTTTTAAACTAGTTTTTAAAATAAGTCCTACTTCTTGATCATGGTTCTCTTCAACAAACCATCTAATGAGGTTTGCCATATTTTTTCTCGGACCCCACTGTGAGATAGCCAAATAGTTAAAATCATGCTCAAGATTTAGAGAGATCTCAGCAGCCTCATGGTCTTTTACGGGATATCCAGCAATGTCAACTGGTGTCTCACATCGTAAATGTACAGGGGCACCTGTCTCACTATTGTGCCCTTGGTACTCAGTCATAACAAAACCATTCTTTGCATGCTCAGAAATGGTGATAATCCTATCCATCTCATTACATTTTTGTAACCAAACAGATGAAACTTTATTTGTTTCAATGCCGGCTGTAACACCAATATTAATTGAGGCAATTTTTTGCCATTCATTGGGTATGGTAACTTGAACAGATATATCATATGGTAAATTTTGTTGCAGGTGGCGTGCGCCGGCAAATACTTTAGAATCAATCCATTCTCTTTCCTCATTATCAATAGCTAACCAACCTGTCTCTCCCCATCCAGTTGGTAAGATATGAATATCTAGTTCTGACTCCTGTAGCCGAAGGGCGCGCAGAACAAAGCGAGTGTGCTCGCCGTATCCTGATTGTGAAAGCGCCGGGCCTCTAACTAATACTTTTTTCACGATACCTCCTTGAGTTCCCAAGACTTGTAACCTTTTCTGGTTTCCCAAGAACCTAATCTGTTTGTAATGTCATCAATAAGGTTTAACCACTTTTCTTGAAAACCTTTGTAATCATAATTCATCCTTACATGCTGGATTCCTTTTTGCCCCATCGCTTCTCTCTCTTCTTTAGACATATTGTAGAAAGTTCTAAGAGAATCAATAAAATCTTTCTCACTTATTCTATCTTCATAAATGTATGGGACCGTCTGGGATCCAATCAGAGCCTTGGCTGATGGCTCAATCCCGATACCAAACCATTCATTACCATCAGTTACTTGTTCTTGGAGGCCTCCTGTCATATTAACAATAATAGGTGTTCCACAGGACAGTGATTCAAGAGTGGCCAAACCAAAACCTTCGGCGTCCGAAATATTAATCGTGCAATCTGCCATATTATACATCATTGAAAGACCTTCTGCTGGCATTTTATTAGTAGATAATACTACGCGGCCGTCTGTTATATTCATATCTTCGATCATCTGGCGGAGATCTTGTCCGTTGGGGTCTTTTGGATCTGTATGCATTATTAGACAAACATTTTCTGGGCCCACTTCTTCTGCAAATTTATTAAACCAGTGTAAGAGAGTGCCTGAGTGCTTACGACGTGCATTTCTATTGTTCCAAAAAAATACTGTGCGGCCTGCATGATCTGGGAAAGTTTCTTTGATAAAACTGTCTACCTGATCTTGTTCGATTTTATAAAATATTTTATCATTTACAGCATGAGGAATATAATGATTCTCCACTTCAGGGGCTACTTTATTTACTATATCGTGGGTTACTTTTGAGATAGACGCTACCACATCTGTAGAACGATACCATTTAGCATTGAACTTAGGCGGCGGATAGTTGTCCCATACATGATAATAAACCATCGGTATAAGAGGTCGTACTTCATTTTCAATCTGCCACAGCCAGCCATAAAATCTTGGATCTGTCATAAACCAAAGTACATCTGGTTTCTCAGTCCACAAAATCGATCGAATACTTTCCGCTGATCCATATCCATCTACTGGGTACACAACCCAATCTTTTTCGCCCCATCTCTCATCTGAAATGAACTGTGGTTCATAACTTGGATGTTTAATCGCGCCTCCAAAACAAATAAAACGATATTTACCAGTTAAAATTAGTGTTTCAATAAAATTTTTAGTTTGGGTACCAACACCAGATGGTGCCATAGGGTGATCTGCTAGGACTAGGATTGTCTTTTTCTTATTCATTTAAACCTCATCTGCAATGTTCTGTTTTATAGAAATCGCAGTATTTACAAGATAATCTATTCTTAATAGAAATCTTTCTCTTTATATTAATAACCGCTTTTTCGAGGAATGTCAAGGCATTTTTTACTTTTATTTGCCCGCTTGTAACTCGAAAAATCTCTGTGTTGTTCTTTTTGGCTGTTCTCTTGAGCAAACCAAAATGTGTCTCGATCTTGTCGATCGGGATGTTATGTTTCTTACCCCAGAAAACTTTGTATAGGGTTAACTGGTAGTTGATGATCTTATCAGCCTTCTTTCTGGCGTCCCAGCCCCACCCACAAGTCTTCCAGTCAAGGATATGATACTTACCATCCTTAGTCTTGACAACGAGGTCTATGAAGCCTTTAAACTTCAAATCGTGCCCTTCAATGTCTTCATAAAGCATTTCTTCTGTGGAGATAACCTCACAGTCCTCAAAGTAGTTATCTAGTTCCTCACGAAACGACGAAACGATGGGCGCGTACTGGCCCATCATTTGCTCTCGTAGGGTCTTGTCGATCTCCACTTCTTTCTTTTCTAATGAAACGATTTCTTTTTCGAACTCTTCCAGAAAGTGTTTCTCTCTGTCTAGATCTTCATTTAGAAGCCCGTGTTCACAAACACTGTGGATCGCGGTCCCAAAAGCAGTGTGTAGGTTGCCTTTGAAGCCTGCGATTCTTTCAACGTATTGAAGTCGGTGTTTGTGTGGGCATTCGTTCCAAGTTTTTATCTCTGAATAAGAGACATGCGCCATTTATTCCTCAGTCGAGACCTTTTTAGCACGCCGTCGTTGCGTAGTCTTTGGTTTCTCTTCTTTTAATATAACCTGTTTTTTAGGTTTGTCAACTGATTTCTTTTCAAAAATCCAAGTCCCGGATAACAATGACAAATTCCAGTTTTTTAACGTTGGATTTTGTATGCAGTTACCAAAAGATTTTTTGTGACTTTTTAAAATCTCAATTGCGTCTGCTAGGACAAATTTTCTTTTCCTGATGTTCTCTCGATCATTTTTTTCATATAATTCGATATAAACTTCAAAAGTGTCTTTATTTTCTCTAACTTCTGTATTTTTAATGCTCATCTGTGATCACTCCTTCTATTTTAATAAATAGTTGCGGACTAACTCTCTTTAATATTTCTCTGTCACCTAAATAATAGTTTTCAACGCCAGAGGCCCAATATTCTCTCAAACTCGTTATTGAATAAGGGCTATAAAACAACCCATTAGTTAAAGTTCTTAATTTGGGGTAACCTATATCTTGATACAAAAACATATCAAAATCTAGATCATACTCTGTATTTGAGAAATCATGTAAGATTTCTGTGTCTTGTGCAAGTAGAAGATCTTTTAGGCGCCGTCTTTTACCAAGAAACTCAGTATGAAGAGATCCATCCGCATAAATGTAGTGCCCCTCTGCTACTTCTAGAGAGTGGGCCATTTCGTGCAAAATGTTTTCTAACAAATCTCTACTATTTATGATTTTATTACTAATATATATCGCGCCATCTTTGTACAATGCTTCTAAGTCTCTTATCTCTAAAAAATCAAAAGTACCAACAATTATAGTATCCACTTCTTCAAATAAATGAGGCGGTATATTTTGTTCTAAATAATTTATTGCATCTTGAGTATCAACATCACCAACAAATGGTTCCTGCACATATAATAGTTTCCCAAACAGACGATATTCTTTTCGTAAAACCTTTTGGTCCAGTAAAGATCTTTTTATTATATCTTCAATATTGAGTCTATTTTTATCCATTTTCTTCAGATTTGACCATTTCTTGGCCGGCTTCTAAATCTGCAAAAGCCTGACGATATCCTCTAATAAAGTTTTCTTCCGCTAAGGCCATTACAAACTCTGGAAATTCTTCCGCCATTAGATCTACTATCATTTCAACAGTAATATTGCCATCCCACTCATATTCCTTGCCTGTATCTATCTTAAAACGAATCATTTCTTGTTCGAATTTCTGGCCAACATAATCAACAAGCCAAACCTTCATTGGAGAATCAGGGGTAACGTTTTTGAATATTTCACTTTCTTTAGCAATTTCACTTTCTCTATCAGCAACTTGCATAATAATCTCCTTTCATATTATATTATAACCACATTATGGTCTCATGTCAAGGATAAATTTATAAAACCTTTGCTGCCAACGTTGCAACCTTAGATCTTTCACCTTTTCTCAGTGTAATGTGGCCTGTAATTTCGTGCGCTTTCATCTTTTCGACGGCGTGAGTCAAGCCAGAAGACATCTCATTAATGTAGATGTTATCTATCTGCTCTACGTCGCCCGTGAGGACGATCTTTGTCCCTTCCCCTACTCGGGTTAGGATAGTCTTGATCTCGTGCGCTGTGAGGTTCTGAGCCTCATCTATGACGATGAATGCGTTGGCAATAGAACGACCACGGATATATGTGAGTGCTTCAATCTCAATCAGACCTCGTTGCATATAATCTTCAAGTGTCGTTTGATCATCACCTGTCAAAAACTTCAAGTTATCCTGAACTGGTGCTAGCCAAGGGGCCATTTTTTCTTCAAGAGAACCGGGCAAGAAGCCAATGTCTTTACCCATAGGCATAACTGGGCGGGATACAACCAGCTTTTTGTATGGAGTGCGACAGTATGAATCGTCTTTTAACTTATCTTTGATGTTAAGATTTGAAACAACCTGCTCCAACCCAGCGGCGATCGCCATAAGGGTTTTACCCGAGCCGGCTTTGCCTACGAGGGATACCACCTCGATGCTGGGATCCATTAAAAGGTCCAGTGCAAAGGTTTGTTCCTTGTTTCGCGCTTTGACACCCCAAAGACCGTCTTTAAAGTTTAAAACTTCCTCTAATGGGCTCATATAATCAGAAAAACGGCATAAAGCAGTCTTTTTTTCGTTTGAACTGGACACCAGCATAACAAACTCATTGGGGCAGATACCCCTATGTTCCTCTGGATCTAGGTAAACCGGGTCATTTTGATAGAAGAAATCAACCTCTTGGTCGTCTACTAAGCAAGACCGGAAGCCAGTAAAGAGGTCAGATTCTTTCTTAATGACCTCATTTTCCCTATAATCCTCACTTAAAAGACCTATTGCATCGCAAATGACACGCATATTGATGTCTCGACTGACAACAATAGTTTTTCTGGCGCCGTTGTTCTGGTCTTCCCCAATAGCAGTTGAAATAATCTCGTGATCAGGCACAGATTTATCTAAATCGTTAGGTAAAGCGGTCAAATTATGGCTGACCACTCTAAGAATACCTTTTCCTTTGCCTAGTCGGACACCTTTTTGCAAGGATCCTTTTGCTCTCAATTCATCAAAGGACCGAATTATTTTTCTTGCATTAATACCAACACTGTCTTGTCGTTTTTTGTGTTTATCAATCTCTTCAAGAACTTTCAATGGTATTACAATGTCATTGTTAGCAAAATTATTTATACAGTCCGCATCCGTCAAACAAGCACTTGTATCAAGCACATAAGTTTTTTTTGCCATATTGCTTTGCCTCTTTTAGAACCCTTATGGGGTCATTAGTAAGTAGTCTGAAACAAAAGAACCCGCCTCAATCGAGACGGGTTCTTGGGATAAATTGAGACACCTATGAGTTACTAACCTTTCTCTCAGTTTTCACTACCCCGTGCCTCCCTGCGGGTTGGGGGGGACCTTAGTAGGCTACTTGGTTACGCCATTTTTCTAAATCTTTAGCTCTTTTTTTTTGTGTTGCGCTTATGACCATAGAGGAACTGCTTTGGATTTTACCGCCGCCAATGCCCCAGATCATTTCAATACCATTCTCCCTACAAAATCTAGCCTCTGGTGTGTTGACATTCTCTCTGTCGCCACCGTTAGCAAAAATGTCAGGCCTCAACTCATCCAAGGAGGCCACAACTGTTCTATCTTCATCTTTTGCCATTACGACGTGATCCACAAAGTCGTAGGCACCAATAAGTTCGGCTCGCTCTTCCCAAGGCATAAAAACATAACCTTTCTTGCGAAGTAGCCAATCATCTGAATTCACAATAACAAGCAGCTTTCCGTGTTGTGCTGCGTCCTGCATCATACGGAGGTGTCCAACGTGGACAGGATCAAATCCTCCCGATACAGCGATTACTTTCTCACCCATAAATCCTCTCTTGTAGACACTCTTGAATCTGTAACACTCTTCCCGCATCTGGTGAACCCAGTGCAGTCTCAAATATATAGTAACTAGTAATGGTCGCTACAATAGCGCCGAAAACTACTCCCGTTGCAAATCCTATGTATCCTGCTCCTAACTTTTTAACATTCATAGCCGAAGTTCCCCCTCGACTATAACTAGTATAACAAACCACCGTGTGCTTGTCAAATAATTTTTATCAAAATGTTAGATTTTTTCTGCTTTGCAACCTTTTGGTAGGTAAGACTTAGGTTTTTTCTTGTATTCTTTAAGTGGTGGCTGCACCCATTTGGAGTACGGACAAAATATTTTATGATCGCTTTTATCTTGTAAGAACATCTCTAAACCAACAATGTCGTTTTTGAGGTCTTTAGAGGCCTTCTCACAATCCGTAGGCTTTTGAGGGGCCGGTTCCTCTTCCGTGTCAACAGAATGGCTCACAAACACATCAGAAGGCCCGTAAGAGGCAACACTAGTTGGGGCGAGCAAAAGAAAAAATAAGATCGGTCCTCGAACCATCATATCTTAGACACCAGTGTTTCGATACGACCAAGAGTTTGTTTCATATACTCAATATCTTTTTCAATTGAAATAATTGCCTTAGAGTTTGTGTCAGCCTCTGACAATTTCTTTTCTATTACAACCACCATGTTCTCAGCATCGCCAAGATCATTTTGTAGTTGAGCAAGCGCAACATTTGTATTCCAAACCCAGCCAGCAAGTGGCATTATAATCACACCTAAGACAACTGTGAACACCTTCCACATCTTTTCGCCTAAGTTTACGGCCATAATAAAGCCCTCCGTCTTCCATTAATAAGTAGTTAGCAAAGTTCTAAATTGTCTACTGTTTCCATACATCTGTATCGTTTTCCTTTTATTAAAAACTGCACTGCAATGTATCCCTCAATGACCAGAGGGCCACCGGGGAACTGTGTGAACTTTGGGTCTCCTATGGTGTACCAGCCATTTGATAAGACTGTTCCGCACCTTTTGGAGCCCTTGCATTTGACTCGCTGCCCTCGTTTAAAAGGACATTTCTTTTTTTTCATTTATTAGCTTGAAAATCCTGAGTTTGTCCCTGCAAATACATTGTCAGTCATAAAGCCAGATGTTGTAGTTCTTGATAAACCGCCGCCAGTATTAATTCTGTTGTTGTCAAGAGCATACTCAATGTGGAGTATTGGAGCGTTTGCGGTATCGTTTTTTATTTTGACGGACGAGATGCTGGAGGATCGCGGTCGTGTCATAAAGTTGCTCTTTTCCAAAGATAATGGGTGGAGGCCAACCATACCATAAACTCCTTTATTACGCATTGTTATTTCTAACTGCTGTAACATTGGGGCGGATAACTTAAACTCGTATCTTCCGTCAGCAGGGCTTAGGCCGGAGGTCATTCGCTGGGGGTTAGTAAGAAATTGGGTTGCAATTTTGCCAGAGGGATCTGAGTCCCTAGGATCTTGTTTCTGATTATGACCTAAAATATTTCTTATGTGCAGAGCGTTTGACGCTGGTTTGAAATCACCGTTTCTATCTATCTCAAACTCCACATTCGGAATACACCCAAAATAATAGAGGGCAAGCTGAGGAGTATTGAAGCCATAAAAGTCAGCCGAGAATGTGGCACTAAGAACTCTTTTTACATTATTGACTGGTTTCTCTGCACGTCCAGATATGTCGGCGCGACCCGTATTATTCAACCGAAAATCAAAACCTATAAAAGGCAAAGATAAGGAAGCTTCTCGGTCTAGGGTGAGACTGAAAGCAGTAAAACTAGTTCCTGTACCAATGCCAGTGGGATTAACATCACCGGCACCATCCCATATAGCTCCGGCGTCCGCTTGTCTGCCCTCGCCGTATGCTGCACGGCGCATTACCTCTACTGAATAGGTTAGCCCGTCTGATTTAATGTTTTGTATTCTTGCCATAAGAAAACCCTCCTACGCTGTAAATAGTACCAAATACAACATAGGAGGGCAAAAAAATGGAGACGGTGGGAATTGAACCCACGTCCGAAATAATTTCCAATTCAAGTCATCCACAGGCTTGGGAGATTTTTCAAAATCAACAAAACTTTTCTGATCTTACTGTGACCAGAGACAGGTTCTTGTTTGATTTTTACAACTGATCTGTTGTTTTGATTAGATTGGATAGAAGGCTCTAATCAGCCTCCCGATTAAGCAGCTTGTGCTAAAACGAAATTGTTGTTATTGGCAACTAATTGTTTTTGATTTTTTAAGTCATCACGACTGCCTGCACTATCCTCTTTTATCACTCCGTCGAATCCTGAACGTCCCCGTAATTCTTACAGCACTTGAAATGTTTGTTCAACGTATGTTGTTAGCGATGAAGCACCAATATAAAATACACTGATTAGTATTGTAAAAAACACACCGTATTCTATAGTCGTAGCTCCGCTCTCGTCCTTTGCGAACGTAAACATAATGACTCTCCTTTTTTTACACCCCCCATTGGGTGTCACTTAAATAGTTCTATCAATCCTCAAAGTATGAAACTGGTTTATATTTGTTTTTTAGTTTCTGAAATCTATCTTGCCTTAACCCTAGAAACCTCATAGCCTCTACTTGTGTCCTCGTAGCAGAATAAGCATACTTTAATATAGCATCTCTTACTATCTCTGTCAAGTTATTCCATAAAGGAAATCCATAAAGCCTGCCGTTAACAGGTTTTGTAGATAATTCTAATTTCAGACCAATGACTTCTTCAAGGGAAAGATTGCCTAACATCGTCTCAAACTCATCATTTGATCTTTTTTCTTGACGTAGCTTCTTAGATAGGCTATAATATGTATTACGGCCTTTCCTTAGTTTCTTTCTTTTCCAAGACATTATATATTAACTATATTATTATATTATATTATTATATATATTAAATTTATTATAAATCAGTTATTTCTAAAGTTAAACCTTCTTCATTATCTAACTCTGGACCTATCTCTTGATCACCACCTGCTTTCTCTTTCTCATATTCAGGTGTTGTAGGTTCTGGTAGATTAGTTGTAAGAAACTCTTCGAAGTTATCTTTCCAAAGAAGAATGTTAGTTTTTAAATAATCATGATAAAGTTCTCTATCCTCATCATTAGCCAGTTCACCAAAATCATTAACGATGGTTCCTTGGATTTGTTTAAACGTTCCAAGGGAAGCATTTCTTCCAGTAGCATCATTTTCAGAATCTTTTAAACCACGAGTCAACAATTCTTCGTCATCATCAATCTCAATAGCTTCCTCCTCTTCTTCCTCTTCAGGAGTAGGTAGAATGTCTACACCAAGATCTAAAGGCTCTTCTCTTTCATCGCCAACGTCAATCTCAATGTCTTCTTCTAACTCCATATCAGGAGCAGCTTCAGGAGCATCGATGTTAGTTTCAATGGGAGCTAAGAGGTTGTCAATACCGTTTACAAGGTGTGCAATGTAAGATTTTCTTTGCTCAGGATCAGTTGTTAGAGAAAGATAAGCATCACGGATTTGAGGAATAATCTTTTTCAAAGTCTGACGCAGTTTGTTGATGCCAGTCTTTTCGTGTGGAATCTGATCATTCACGGCAGTCTTTTCTTGTAAGAGCCGACTAACAACACCACGAAGAACTTGCTCTTCGTTTAGTTCTTTTTCCTCACGCTTGGTGTGAATCTTTGTGATAATCTTGCGGATGTTCTCGCGAAGAAGATCTTCCTCTATTAAATCGTTTCTGTTTTTCATGATAAGGCTCCCTTACCTAATAAATAGTTTAAAACCTCTTCAACGGCCTCATCTTCTGGGTCCTCTTCTCGGATAATGGACCTCTTATTTTTATTGCCGAC